CCTAAAAATAGCCCCGGAGGGATATTTGGAAACGCCTCTTTGGTACCGGGGTTGGGTCCTGGGCTAAAACCCCTCTTAGGATCGCTCTCAGAGCCTGTAATCACTATAGAGAAACTGTGTGTAAAGTGGTGCAGAAGCTATCAAAAGGCTTTTGCAAACGAGCTTTTGTATAGTAACTACAGACAAAGTCTATCGATTGTTAGGGAAACTCATGACGAACCCGAAGCCGACTGTCGGTCGCATCGTTCACTACCAGTCCTACGGCACTCCTGGGGGAGAATACCTCCCCGAAGCTCGCGCCGCAGTCATCACGACTGTCTACACAGACAAACTTCCTGAGCTTGCGGATCCAAGTAAGGTTCATGTCGGACTTTGCGTTCTCAATCCAACTGGAATGTTCTTCAATCAGTTGGTTCCCTTCGCTGAGGTCCCCACACCCGGCCATTGGAATTGGCCGCCCCAAGTTTAGGAGACTCTCATGATCGAGATCAAGAACTACACCAAGAAGCCGGTCACGATCAAGGCGGTTCAGTTCAAAGAGGGCATGGAGTCTCGAGACTATCATGAGATCTACGTTTGGATCGAAGAGAACACTGACGGCACTTTCGACGTTAACAAGCTCATCGAGGATCCAAACTACAAGTGCCCTTCGAGTGGGGTAAGCATCGATGCTCGAGACGGTCGGATGGTTATCGCTTCGCTCGAGGGTCTCATGTGGGTCGACATGAATGACTGGATCATCCAAGGAATCAAGGGTGAATTCTATCCTTGTAAACCAGACATCTTCGAAGGTAGTTACGATGAGTAGTATCCGAGCAAAGAGATGTGGGGATCCTGGTCCCTATACCGCTCATTGCACCGACGTCCCGGGCCACCGGTTTAGTTGTTACGATGCTGGCGAAGATGTATCGTTCAATCATCGACAAGACTTCGAACATGATTGCCACGATCCCAACTGCCCAAAACAAAAGTTTACAAACGAAGGAGACTAGTCTTGTCGTCGGCACTTCTAGATTTCCTTGAGCATCACGGCGTAAAAGGTATGAAATGGGGCGTTCGTAAAGAACGAAAAGCCATCATAAGCAACATGACTGCTGCTTCCAATGAGATCAGAGCCAGACAAGATGCTCATCGCTGGCAAAGCAGTATGGATGCAAAGACATACGCCAGTCTTAGCGATAAAGACATTGTTGTCGGCAAAGATGCCGTTCTTCGACGAACGACAAAGAACCTTGATGGCGACTTGATGTCGGACCATACGTATTTGTCGATCAACGACGCAGATGCCGCTCGTTATCGAGGTCTTTTGCCTGCGGCTATGACTGGCGTTCGCAAAAACTACGAACAGCATTACGAATCCACTTACGAAGCAACTGGTCAACTAAAATCTCCTTCTGAAAAGAAGCGTGTTGATGCATACATAGCTCTTATGGACAAACCGGCCATCGAGCTAGCTGATGGATCTAAGCTTACCGGTCGCGACTACCTCAGAGACATTGGTCTCGGCGATGTTGTCGACACCATGGACAGTAAAGAGCTCACTCTTACCTATTATGGTCAGCTTGTGGCAAATCAAGGTATTCGGAATGACCCAATCAATACCGCTTACTTCAATGAAGTAAAAAGTAGGGGTTATAACGCTCTTGTCGACGACAACGATCGAGGAATCTATTCGGAAACGCCTTTAGTGGTTCTCAACCAAGTCGAAAGCGTTAAACGAGTTGGTGTTCGACAGCTAACGGACGCTGACATCCACGAAGCTCAGGGGAGCTTGAGACCTCCTGATCGGTTAGCTAGAAACAACTACTAACAAACTCTTTAGATAGGAGGGTTCTACAGTGGCTGTAGAGAATCTGTTTGACCCAGTCGAGGTACGGGCCCTCCCTCTCTCAAGGGGTGGTGATCTTCGCTTCTATGTTACCGATGATCGAACCGAGCCGCCGACACCCTTTCCAGTTGGGACTGTCGGGATCGCAGAGATCGAGCATGGTGATGAGAAGATCCGGTTCGATGCTGACTATCGGGAGGGTCGTCTTTACTTCGTTATCGAAAACGAGAAGACAGACTCAGTTCCGGCAACGACGAAGTCGAACAAGGTCCGATGGAACTTGAGAATTGCGTTCCCTGACGATCCAACAATTGAGATCCCTGTTCATGAAGGTCCAGTCTATCGAGGTCCTTATGGCTGATTCAGTTGAGATCTTGCCCGAAGTGGTCAAGGTCAAAATAGAAGTTCCTACAGTCTCTGCACGAGTTGAAGCTCCCGAAGTTTCGGCCAGCGTAGAGGACAAGACTGTCCCTGTCGTCATCGTTCCCGGCAAGCCTGGTCCGCCGGGAAAAGACGGTGCCGTTATCGGTGGGGCAGTAATCGATGACGGGGTAATCAGCCCCAATAGAGTTTGGTCCTCTGAGCAAACCAGCGACGAAGACGCAAAGGTTGTCGCAGGACTGACGCCTGAGATCGATCTTGTTCTACTTTTCAACAACGCACTGACTTAGGAGGTCATCGTGTCACTAGCATCACAGCTTGCCAATCTTGCCACCCGAGTCGGTACGGAGTTCAAAGCCGTTCGATCGAGTATGGGGTCGCTCACTTCGCTGGCAACCACAGAGAAGGGGTCCCTCGTTGGAGCAATCAACGAAGTTCGTGCCGGTGTTGAGGCTGGTGGAACCGTTACCACCGACGCCATTACAGACATGTCTGCAATCGGTAAGTCTCTGGCTAAGGCTGCTTCGGCTGCCGCTGCCCGAACGACAATTGGAGCCGGTACAGGCAACTCGAATCTTGCTGTTGGACCTCTTGCTACGGATGCAAAGCCCGGAAACTACGTTCCGGCCTGGTCCGAGGTAACAGGCAAGCCCGCCGTCATTGCGGCTGGTGCCGACCAGGCTACTGCTCGTTCGGCAATCGGCGCTGGTACTTCGAACCTGGCTCTCGGCACCACGGGATCCACAGCTAAGGCCGGTAACTACGTTCCTGCCTGGTCTGAGGTCACTGGTAAGCCAGCAGTCATCGCTTCGGGTGCTGACGCTGCTGCAGCTCGAACGGCAATCGGCGCAATGTCCTCTGCAGAAGTCGACGCAAAGGTTGCTGCTCTCGTAAACGGTGCTGGCGCCACCCTTGACACCCTCAAGGAGATCGCAGACGCACTCGGAAACGATGCGAACTTCGCAACGACGATGACGACTGCTCTTGGTAACCGTCTTCGCATTGATGCTGCTCAGACTCTGACTGAAACTCAGCGCGGTTTCGGTCGTTCCAACCTCGATGTTTACAGCAAGGCTGAGATCGGGGATCCTGAGAACAATCTCGTCGCCGTGTTCGAGGCAGCTCTGGTCTAATGTCCCTAAACACGAGGCTTGCGGCCGCCATGACCAGGATTGGCGGTGAGATCAAATCTGTTCGTGCTATTGCTGCGTCGAAGTACACCAAGCCGACTGGGGGGATTCCCCTCAGCGACTTATCTGCTGATGTTCAAGCTGGTATGGGTGGCGAGCTCTCTGCTCCTGGTCCTCAAGGATCCGGAACTCTCGGTGGGGTCAAGAATCCTGACTTCGGCTTTGGTGCCGATAAGGGACTGGCGACATCTTACGGTTATTCGACAATCTCAGTCGACAATACTGGTGAGATGTCATCCGGAGTTCTTCAGCTCCTTGCGAATGCTGTTTCCATTTTCCGAACTGGGACAGACTTTGACGGGGTTGCGGGTTCGAATGCCAATCGGCTTGGGAAGAACGGCGTTAACGATGAGATGAAGAAGATGCTCAAAGCAGCAATGCGCTGGGAGCAAGAAATCTTGGTTCAACCAGGGGTTCGAACTCTCGGTGGCGGCCCTGCTATGATGGGTATTTATGTTCCTCATCAAATTCGTCTAAAAGGCGTTCGTTATCAGTTTGAAACGGCAACAACCGCCGGGACGACTGAAGGGTTCATTTACATGAATCAAATGACGAGTCTTGGTGCCGATGCCAGCTTGAATCTAGGTCCAAATCTTTTGACTCAGACTCGAACTGGTCTGGACATCGTTATTCCGGCAGGATCCCGACTTGATTTCTTTATGCATGTCATTGGATCCGGGACAATCGGCAAAGGATTGTATATGGCTCTTTGGGGTGAGTACGATCTTGATGGGGTGACGCTTTAATGACGTTTCTCCAAGCTGTTTCTCCAGGTCCCAAGACACTTAGAATGTATAAAGGTCCTGGGAACCTTAATGGTCTAGGTAACTCGCATAACATCGTTAAAGACATGGCCCCGGATGCTGCTATGGATCCCGCTGCGTTTATAAACGATGCGTTGGTCGTGTCCTACGACTCGGAGCCTTATAGCGCCAATCTCTTTGGGCAAATTACTTGGAATAGTGGTAACACCCCAAGAGTTGAGTGTCGTATTGTTAGAAACGGCTCGACTTTGGTGACGGGAACCAGGATAACGACTAGAGATGTTCCGGCTACAGCTTCGACTACAATTACAGTACAGCCAGGCGATAGCTTTGAGCTTTGGTGGCTCGGAGAAGGAAGTTTCTTTCAAAGACCAGTTCTGTTAGCTGGACAAAACACGTTTCTTAGAATAGAACCGGTTTGATATAGATGGGAGGATTGTGGCTCGTCGAAAGAGTACGGAAGAATCAGAACCAACTCGGCGTCGCCCAGCAAAAACTCCCGAATCCCGAGAGAACCAACTAATTGCTGCGGCGGTTGATTTGGCCGAAAAGCAGATTAGGGAGGGTACGGTATCTAGTCAGGTACTGACCCATTACCTAAAGCTTGGTTCTTCTAGAGAAAAGCTAGAGCAAGAGCGTCTTCGCAACGAGAACCACGTTCTTAAGGCTAAAGCCGAGGCCATGGCTTCTGCGAAGAAGGTTGAAGAGCTCTATGGTATGGCGCTTAATGCCATGCGGAGTTATGCCGGTCAGGATCCCGTCTCGTTGGGTGACGATTTCGATGACGATTAGAACTTATTCTGAACTTAAAAGAATAGACACGTTCTTGGGTCGTTATCGCTATTTAGCGTTACAAGGTCGTACTGGAACGGCTACCTTTGGGTTTGATCGTCATGTAAATCAGCATTTTTATCGTTCGACGGAGTGGCGACAGGTAAGACAGCACGTTATTGCCAGAGATCTTGGTTGTGATCTTGGTGTTGCCGATCATGAAATCTTCGACAAGATTCTTATTCATCATATGAATCCGATGACCGCCGGAGACATTGTTGATGGAAACGATGCTATTATCGACCCTGAATTCTTGATTTGCACAACGCATAAGACTCATAACGCCATTCATTTCGGTGATGAAAGTCAGCTTCCCAAGCTTCAAGTTGAACGTAAACCTGGAGATACAAAACTTTGGTAGAAAGTGGTGTGATTGATGGCTCGCCAATGGCCTTTGCCTAGAAACAGCTATACAATTTCGTCACGCTTTGCCGGGCGGACAAATCCGGTTACTGGTAAACCTGAAAACCACTCTGGGACTGATTTTGCTGTACCTGATGGTACTCCTTTTTATGCCTGTGCCGGTGGTACAGTTCAGCATATTGGAGCTGCTACTGGGTATGGTCAATGGATCGTTATAGATCACCCCGATTCCGAGGGTGGTGGCTGTACTGAATACGGTCATATGTGGAATGCTTTTGCTACCGGGTTAAAACAAGGGCATACCGTTCATTCTGGTCAACTCATTGGCTATGTCGGATCAAACGGACAGTCCACTGGTCCTCACTTACACCTAACTGTTTGGGAACGAGGGTACGGCGGCAAGCGAATCGATCCCGAGACTTGGTTAGCGGGCTCTCCGCATCCAAACGATCCAAAACCCACACAAGGAGGCCAAATGGTGCGGCGAAACCCAAATCATAGAGGCGACCCGCTGTTTTTGGTTGAACTTCTTCGTGCTTTCGGAGTTGATACTCGAGAATTCAACAATTGGCGCAATCGTGGACATGGCGACTTCAATGTCATTTGGGGTATTGTCATCCACCACACCGGTGGCAACAACGCTTCGGCCGCTTCCATCGCAAACGGCAGTCCAAATCTAGCGGGACCTGTTTCTCAGATTCATTTGGCTCGAAATGCTGTGGCTACCGTTGTCGCAGCTGGAATTGCCTGGCATGCCGGTTTGGGATCCTGGCCTGGGATCCAGAAGAACAACGCAAACGCAGTAACGATCGGAATCGAAGCAAACTCTGATGGCGTTACGCCTTGGCCGCCAGCAATGCTCGATGCTTACTATCGAATCTGCGCTGCTATCTGCTGGTATCTTGGTCTTCCTGCAACTCGAGTCATAGGTCACAAGGACTGGGCGGCTGTTCAGGGCAAGTGGGATCCAGGTCTCATTAACGTCAAGGACTTTCAGCGTCGAGTTCAGCACTACATCGACCATCCGCCGTTCATGCAGCTTCCGCCTGCAGAACAACTTACTGAAGCAGGAGAACCAATGGCTTTCTGGGAAGAGATGCTCGGCAGTCTTGTCACCCCTGGCAAGAAGTTCAAGCGTAAGGACTTCATCCAGCTGATCGACTACCACGCGACCCATGCCAACGAGCAGTCGAAGCGTGCAGCCGACAACAGCGACAAGATGATCAAGGAGATGACGCTTCTTCGCGAAGACATCGCCAATCTGACTCGTGTCATCGCCGACAAGGAAGCGGGTAAGTAATGGCTACCAGTAACGCAGGTCTCACGGTTGTCGATCAAGTAGTCCAGCAGGTCCAGGCAAACGAGTCAAAGACCAAGAAGAAGGCCAACACGGTAACAACCGCTCTCGGTAGCGTTGCCACTTTTGTTGCCGCTGGTCTTTCTGCTCTCGTTGAGAGCAACACGGACCTTCCGACTTGGTTTCCGTTCTTGGTTGTCGCTGTTGGTATGCTTGGAACCACTTATGGTGTCTCCCGGACAAAGAACGGGATGACTGAGTCGATTGCGGACAAGCTACATCGAGAGATTGCTGCTCGTATCGACGAGAACCACTTTCACGATGATGACAGTGATCCGATTACAGATCAGTTCCAGCCTCAGAACTGGGACACGCCAGAAGAAGTTCAGACCAACGTGGACGAGCTTCGCCAGATTGCGGAAAACATGATCCGAAACATTCGGTGATTGACAACCGTCAAAATGGCAGTTTGAAAAGAGAGGGGGTGACCCCACGTGTCCGAAAGCATTCTGAATAGTACTAAAAAGATGTTGGGCATTGACGCCGACTACGATGCGTTTGACATGGATGTAATCCTACACATCAATGGCGCGCTGTCAACGCTAAACCAGCTAGGACTAGGACCCGAAGAGGGTTTCATGATCGAGGACGAGACGGCAGAGTGGGGTGACCTTCTCGAAGATGACATGCGACTGAACTCTGTCAAGTCGCTGATCTATCTAAAGGTCCGACTCGTGTTCGATCCTCCATCCACTTCGTTTGCTCTGACGGCCATGCAGGAGCAAATCAAAGAACTAGAGTGGCGACTCAGCGTTTACAGGGAAGGACGTGACCGAGCATGACATCTTGGGCCATTGTTGCTGTCCCCGAAGACGGGGAATCGGTGTGGAAGGTCTCAAGCGAGAAAGTCCCACACATGACTCTCCTCTTCTTGGGAGAACAGTCGGATCCTAGCAAAGCCGAACACATTGCGCAGTATCTTCAGCATGCTGTCAATCGAAGCATCTTCAAGTTTGGTGCTGAAGTTCGCAACCGAGGTGTTCTCGGGGCCGAATCTGCTGACGTTCTCTTCTTCGAAGCAAACGAGCGTCTCAAAGAAGTCAATGACTTCCGTTCTTTCCTACTTGCTGACAGCGTCATCAATGAGGCTTACCATTCCACCACTCAGTTTGATGGGTGGACACCTCACTTGACGCTAGGGTACCCTGCCAAGCCTGCAAAGAAGGTAGAGGGTCTTCATTCTCTTCCTCTTTATTCGGTTTACTTCGACAAGATTGCGCTTTGGGTCGACGATTACGACGGCCCAACCTTCAACCTTGAGTATCCGGATCAGCAGGCGATGGCTATGGACAGCCTTGCTCATCGTCAGGCTGAACGAGCGGCGGCACATCAGCAACTGGAGACCGCTCGGGATGTTGTGATGCGGAATGTTCTGACTCGCCGGAAGCTTCGCGAGCCGAGCAACCTGAAGCATCACGGAATCGGAGCTCGTAAGTTTGAGCATCGAAATCTCGTTGAGGAAGCAGCTGTTAAAACTCTGACTGCTGCCGCCGCAACTTCGAAAGCTCTTTCACATGAAGGTCGATTCCTTAAGCACGCCATTTCTGGTGAGCTTGTTCACGGATCCACGACCGAAGCCAAACAAGTTTATGTTCGAGAGAACCAGCTTGCATTTTTGAGGCACTTCGAACAGGTTGTCGGGGGTCGTCCTTCTGAAAGAGATGGGCGAGAGTTCGACATCAGCACTCGACCTGATGGTGATTGGCTTCTTTCTCGAATCGATCGTCTTTCCCACACAGGAACCGTTGAAACCTGCATTCGTCCTGAGTTGGATGATCGCGGTATGATCATCGGTTACGAGATCGTTCACGACCAACTCACACCTGACGACATGCGCTGCGCCCTTATGCACTACGGGGTCAAGGGCATGAAGTGGGGCGTTCGTCGAAAGAATCCGAGTGGGAGCGATGGTGGAAGTTCTTCAGGTGGTGGCTCTGGCAGTTCTTCTTCAGGGGGTCGTTCTGGCTCTTCTGGTTCCGGTAACGCTGGTCCTGGCTCTAGCAACAAGTCGGACAAGACGCGAGCCGAGAAGCGAGCCGACAAGAAAGCCCAGAGGGCGTTCGATCGCAAAGCCGCTGTCGTAAAACCGACAAAGTCTGAAGAGGCAAAGACCGCTGCCGTTGCTCGAAAGCGTTCGGAAAAACATGGTACTGATTTGCTCACAAACAAAGAGCTTCAGGACATGGTTACTCGAATGAATCTCGAGCAGCAGTATCAGAATCTGATGGACAACAAGAAGTCTCAGTCTGCTCGTTCAGCAGGCACCAAGTACGTTGGTAATTTGCTCCTTGATATCGGAACTTCCGTGGTCAAGGACGTTGCGACGGACTACCTCAAGTCCACTATCGAGGATGCGATGAGCGGTGGAAGTTCGAACTCCAACTCGAACAACTCACCGAACCGTCCTTCCTGGATCCGGAACGAAGCCAACGATCTGCCGTCGCCTCCGCCGCGTCCTCTTCCATGGAATCGGCAGCGACAGCTGACCTAATGTGAACTACTAGGAGATTTGCGATGGGATTGTCGAACACAGCTGTTCCTACATACTATGGACAGTTCAGAGATTCAGTTCTCAGGGGTGAAATTCCTGTTAATCGGGAAATTGCTTTAGAGATGAATCGTATCGACGATCTCATCGCAAATCCGAACATGTATTACGACGATCAGTCGATTGAGGGCTTTATTCGTTACTGCGAGAACGAAATGACTCTCACCGACGGATCCGACCTTCACTTGCTTGATTCATTCAAGCTTTGGGCCGAGCAAGTTTTCGGCTGGTACTACTTTGTTGAGCGTAGCGTCTACGTCCCATACGAGGACAAGCATGGCGGCCGATACGTTAACCGTACGATCCGTAAACGACTGACGACCAAGCAGTATTTGATCGTCGCTCGAGGAGCTGCCAAGTCCCTCTATGAGTCTCTGATTCAAAGCTACTTTCTAAACGTCGATACTTCGACCACCCACCAGATCACCACCTCTCCGACGATGAAGCAGTCGGAAGAAGTGATGTCTCCCTTCAGAACGGCCATCACAAGAGCCAGAGGTCCTCTGTTTGAATTCCTTACTGAGGGATCCATGCAGAACACTACTGGTAGTCGTGGCAACCGACAGAAGCTTGCTTCTACCAAGAAGGGTATTGAGAACTTTCTTACCGGCTCGATGCTTGAAGTTCGTCCAATGGCGATCACAAAGCTACAGGGCCTTAGGCCGAAAGTCTCAACTGTCGATGAGTGGTTGTCTGGAGACATTCGAGAAGACGTTATCGGAGCAATCGAGCAGGGTGCTTCCAAGCTTGACGACTACATCATCATTGCTGTTAGTTCCGAAGGAACCATTCGAAACGGTTCCGGTGACACAATCAAAATGGAACTTGCAGACATACTTAAGGGTGAGTATTCAGCTCCTCACGTTTCTATCTGGCATTACAAGCTGGATAGTCTCGAAGAAGTTGCTCAACCTGAGATGTGGTTGAAAGCCAATCCGAATCTCGGTAAGACCGTAACGTACGAAACTTACCACCTTGATGTCGAACGAGCTGAGAAAGCTCCTGCTTCTCGCAACGACATCTTGGCTAAGCGCTTCGGGATCCCGATGGAGGGATACACCTACTTCTTCACTTACGAAGAAACCCTTCCTCATCGTCGTCAGAACTTTTGGCGGCATCCTTGTTCGCTTGGCGCTGACCTTTCGCAGGGCGATGACTTCTGTGCTTTCACTTTCTTCTTCCCCCTTCGAAACGGGAAGTTCGGAATCAAGACCAGAAGCTACATTACTGAATTGACTCTCATGAAGCTTCCTGGGGCTCTTCGTTTCAAGTACGACGAGTTTGTTAACGAAGGAAGTCTTCACGTCATGCCGGGAACCATTCTCGACATGATGGAGGTTTACGAAGATCTAGATAGACACATTGAAGATCGAGAGTACGATGTTCGATCGCTAGGGTTTGACCCTTACAACGCAAAAGAATTCGTCACTCGCTGGGAAGCTGAGAATGGTCCTTTCGGAATCGAGAAGGTCATTCAGGGCGCTCGAACTGAATCGGTTCCCCTGGGTGAGTTGAAGATACTTAGTGAACAACGTCAGCTGATCTTTGATGAAAGTTTGATGTCATTCACAATGGGTAACGCCATCACTCTAGAAGATACGAATGGTAACCGTAAGCTTTTAAAGAAGCGACAAGAAGAGAAGATCGACAACGTCGCTGCGATGATGGATGCTTACATCGCTTATAAGGCAAACAAGGAGGCCTTTGAATGACATCGAAGCTGGAGTCATTCCTAGCGCACCACGGCGTCAAGGGTATGAAGTGGGGTGTCCGAAAGGACCAACACCGATCCTATAGCGAGAAAGCGTCGACCACAACTGAGGGTATGGTCAAGCGAGCGGGATCCACCGTTCAAATGACTCGATATTTTTCTTCTGGTGGTGCGATCAAAAAGCAACAGAAGTATGACGAAGAGTGGTACAGCAAACTCGAAAACGGAAAAGAGTATATTGAGAAAGGCGATACTCTGAACCGAATTGTACGAGGCGTTGATGATAGAGCTCTATCGGGGAGGCTTTATGTCTCTCAACTAGAGAGCGACAACGAGATGTACAAAGCTGTTATTCCAGCTGTCCAAAAGAAGTTTGCGTTCGGACAGAAAGAATACCACTCGGTCTATCAAGTCGAGCTTGAAGCCAAGAAGCGCATGGCAATGCCTTCCGAAAAAGTTCGCATTGATACATTCATTGACACCATTCAGACGCCTGAAGGTCGAAAGTGGATGAAAGAAAGCGGATACAAGGAAGAGATCAACGAGCTCAATGCAAAAGAGCAAGGTCTAAAGGCATACAAGAAGTTTAACAAGGTTGCTGGAAACCAAGACCTTCCAATCACCGACGTATATTTCAACAAAGTCAAGAAACAAGGCTATGATGCTATTCTTGACGACAATGATGCCGGTATTTGGAGCAAGAAGCCTATGATTCTTCTTTCTGCTCAAAGCACCACCAAGGTTAAGAGTGTCCGTCAGCTGAGTGCTGATGAAATCAATCAGGCACAGCGAAACGTTCTTTCTAACCGAGACTTTAAAGGCAAGCGAGGTGGGACATGACAGAAAGCGTTGAGGAGTTTCTTGCTCATTACGGTGTAAAGGGCATGAAGTGGGGGCGTCGAACAGGTGGGTCTGACGGCGGAACTTCCATTCCTCGAAAGACAAATCGAGAAGCGTCAAAAGATGCCGAAGAGTTTGCTCGAGCAAAGATGTTCTATGGAACCGGCGCTGGCAATCGCAGAAAGCTTATCAAAGCTTCTGTAGAAGCAAAGTCCAAAGACCCTCTCTACAAGCAGGCTTTCGAAGAGCATCTCGCCAAGCAGGACATGGGTAAGCATGCGGCAAAAGCCCAGAAAGAGCGGCGTCGCAAAGACGTCACATCCTCTACGACAAAGACCGCAAAGGGCGTTCATCGCCAAATGACTGGCGGCTTTGGTAGTGTCTCTTTGGCCTCTGCTGTCATCGCCACAGCGGCTGTTGGTGCTCATAAATCAGGTGTCGATAAGATGATTTTTGACGCAGCGATGACGAAAGTCTCAGCCAACAAATCCTCAAGTGGTAGCGCTGAAGATTGGTTGCGGAAAAACGGTTTCGCCTAATGATCAACGTTCGTTACAAGAGAAAGGAGGTGACTGATGGCTAGTTTTACCCGAAAGGTTAAGCAAGCTTACAACACATTTAGCTCTGCTAATAAAGAGTCAGAAAATCGTTCTCCGGAAGTGTTTGGTTCTGCTACGTATGGGAACCGACCTGATAGAATCAAAAGTTCTACAGGAACTCTTGGTGAACGCTCAATCATCACCTCGATCTATACGCGAATTGGCATTGATATCGCTTCGATTCAGATTCGTCACGTTCGTCTTGACGATCAAGACAGATTCAAGTCAAATATCGATAGTGGCTTGAACAACTGCTTGACCGTAGAGGCGAACATGGATCAAGGTTCGCGCTTTTTCCGCCAAGACATCGCCATGACCCTTTGTTCTGAGGGCGTAGTGGCTATTGTTCCGGTTGACACCTCTTTGAATCCGAACGTTTCTACTTCATACGACATCTTGACGATGCGTGTGGGTAAGATTGTTCAATGGCTTCCGGAACATGTTCGAGTCAGTCTTTATAACGAAAAGGTTGCTCGATTCGAAGAGATCTTGGTGGCGAAGAAGAATGTCGCGATCGTTGTAAACCCACTTTACTCGATCATGAACGAGCCGAACTCCACTCTTCAGAGACTGGTTCGAAAGCTGAATCTGCTCGACTCGGTTGATGAGGCTTCCGCATCAGGAAAGCTCGATCTTATCATCCAGCTCCCTTACGTCGTAAAGTCAGAAGCTCGTCGCCAACAGGCTGAGCAACGACGAAACGACATTGAGTCTCAGCTCAAAGAGGGAAAGTATGGTATCGCCTACACTGATGGTACTGAAAAGGTAACTCAGCTCAACCGACCTGCTGAGAACAACCTCATGGAGCAAGTCGAGTACTTGACAACCATGTTGTACGGTCAGCTTGGTATTACCGATGCGATTCTCAATGGTACTGCCGATGAGAAAACGATGCTCAACTATTGGAATCGAACGATCGAGCCAATGGTTGCGGCGATCACCGAAGCCATGCATCGAACGTTCCTAACCAAGACGGCTAGGTCTCAGCAACAAGCAGTTCGGTTCTTCAGGGATCCGTTCCGTCTGGTTCCGATCGAGAACATATCCGAAATCGCTGATAAGTTCACTCGTAACGAGGTCATGACCTCCAACGAGATTCGACAAGTTGTGGGTATGGTTCCGTCCCAGGATCCTAAGGCTGATCAACTCGTCAACAGCAACATGCCGCAAGCCGACACAGGAGTTCAAGATTCTGTGACGGTCGAAGGTGAAGTTGTTGAAGATGCTGAGATTGTCGAGGATGACGGATCCGGCGAGATGATGGGTGCTCTCGACTCCTTCAATTCCAAGATCGATGAGATGTTTGCCGAACTTGGTGGGGAGGAGTGACGTGGACTACATGGGCTCGATCGAAACAGTTCCTCTTAGTGAGCTGTTTCATGAGTACGACCCAGTCAAGGCTCGTGAATACTATTTGCGGACTCGACAGCTAAAGGGTCGTAAGCCTGCCGCCGGGAAGACACCGCCCAAGGGGCGAGGCCCTTCGAAGGCGGAACTGGCAAAGCGAAAGCTAGCTGCTAAGAGAAAGGCGGAACGCGCCGAACTCAAAAAGAAGCTGGCCGAGCTAGAAGTCCGTGTGGACCAGCTCAACCGTGCGATCAAGCAGGCAAAGGTTGCTGCTATGCGTCGTGCTGGGAATGTCTCTGAGGACACTCTCAACCGAATGATCTCTGCTGAGGTCAAAAGTCCGGGTAGTTCTAAGGGCATGAAGGACGAGAAAGAGCCTGATAAGAAGAAAGAAAAGTCTTCTAAGCCCGATGACAAGACTGCAGCAGAGAAGCGTGAAGCTGCCAAAGCTGCAAAAGAAGCGTACGAGAAAGAAAACCCGGACGCTGGCGAAGATTCGAACTCCGACATTCGCGAGAAAGTTGATAAGACAGCTGAACGTCTCGAAAAGCTACAGAAGCGAGTGGAAGCGATAGGTCGAATTGGAGCTTAGTATGATTCACAATAAGTCGTCCAAACCAACGAAAGGGGGCGGTCAAAATGGAACCCGACTTTAGTGGTTTTGCCACCAAAGCCAATCTTCGATGCTCGGACGGGCGCACAATTCTGTCTGACGCGTTCAAACATATGGATGGGACCAAGGTCCCGCTCGTTTGGCAGCACGCACACAACGAGCCCTCCAATGTTCTCGGCCACATGCAGCTCGAAGCTCGTGGTGGAGATGTTTATGGCTACGGATTCTTCAATGATTCCGACGCAGCCACCAACGCCAAGTCGCTCGTCAAGCACGGCGACATCACGGCACTATCTATCTACGCCAATAAGCTGGTGGAAAAAGATAAGGCAGTCATGCATGGGACTATCCGTGAGGTCAGTCTCGTTCTTGCAGGGGCGAACCCCGGTGCCTTGATCGACAACGTCAACATCGCTCATAGTGACGGGTCTCTCGACACTCTGGACGATGAGGCGATCATCTACACAGGACTACCAATCGCCCACTCGGAAGAGAGCACAGAAACCATGGGTAAAACTATCGGCGACATCTTTGACACCCTCAATGATGAGCAGAAGGGCGCAGTTAGCCAGATGCTCGAAAGCGCTCTTGCTCACGCAGAGGGCGACGAGGACAAGGATAAGGAAAAGGTCGACACCGATAAGGACGACGACAAAGACTCTGATGAAAAGACCGTCAAGGAGATCTTCGACGGTATGAATGAAGAGCAGAAGAACGTCGTCTACTTCATGATCGGCCAGGCATTGGATGATGCCAAGGCTGAGAAGGCCGACAGCAAATCTTCGTCCTCTTCGGACGACAGCAAGTCCACCGCACAGCACGACAACTTCTCGGAAGGAACCTCCACCATGTCGCACAACGTCTTCGATAAGGGTGCCATGACTGGCGCAGACACCACTCCCGCTCTGAGCCACGCCGATTCGGCCTCGATCTTCGAAGGCGCGAAGCGTCTGGGCTCGATCAAGGAAGCTGCTGAGGACTACGCCCTGCAGCACGGCATCGAGGACATCGATGTCTTGTTCCCGGAAGCCAAGTCCATCTCGAGCACCCCGGAGTTCATCAAGCGCCGGACCGAGTGGGTCTCGGAGGTCATGACCGGCACCCGCAAGACCCCGTTCTCGCGCATCAAGAGCCTCACCGCGAACCTGACCCTGGACGAGGCACGGGCGAAGGGTTACGTCAAGGGCAACCTGAAGAAGGAAGAGTTCTTCCGGGTCGCTCGGCGAACCACCACCCCTCAGACCATCTACAAGAAGCAGAAGCTGGACCGGGACGACATCCTGGACATCACCGACTTCGACGTGGTGGCTTGGCTTAAGGGTGAGATGCGTCTCATGCTCGAGGAGGAAATCGCTCGCGCGGTCCTGCTCGGCGATGGTCGCTCGGCCGGTGACGATGACAAGATCTCTGAGGATCACGTCCGTCCGATCGCGAACGACGACGATCTGTACGTCACCTACCTGAACGTCAACACCGGAGGCAGCGAGTACACGGCTGAGGAGATCATCGATTCCCTCACCCTGCAGCGTCGTCACTACCGGGGTTCGGGCAACCCGACCTTCTTCACCAGTGAGACGGTTCTCGCTCAGCTCCTGCTGATCAAGGACAAGATGGGTCGTCGGATCTACCCGACCGTGAACGATCTCTCGGCCGCTCTGCGCGTCTCGAAGATCACCGCTGTCGAGATCATGGACGAGCCGTCCGTGGACATCCTCGGCGTCATGGTGAACCTGCAGGACTACACCATCGGTGCTGACAAGGGTGGCGACGTCGCTCTGTTCGACGACTTCGACATCGACTACAACCAGTACAAGTACCTGATCGAGACCCGTATCTCGGGCGCTCTGATCCGGGCGAAGTCGGCCATCGTGATCAAGGCCGTGGCTGGTGGCACTCTCGTTCGTCCGACCGCTCCGGCGTGGGATGACGAGGACAAGACCGTGACGGTTCCGACCATCACCGGTGTCACCTACAAGAACAAGCTCACCAACGCGACGCTGACCACCGCTTCGCCGGTTGAGCTGACTCCGGATGAGGAGCTGACCGTGATCGCGGTTCCGGCTTCGTCGGAGTACTACCTGTCCTCGAGCGCTGAGGATGAGTGGCTGTTCGATGGTGACAAGGGCCGGGTCAGCGGAGCATTCTGATCTGAGCCATGGCTAAATTCTGCGGTGTAGTTGGTTACGGCGAAGCTGTGGAAACCCCTCCAGAGTCGGGCGTTTGGGTTGATCAAATTGTAGAACGAAAGTACTACGGTGACGTCATCCGAAACGCCCGCTCTCTGGCGGCGGGGGAAAGACTCCACGACGAGCTTACAGTCAGTAACTCAATCTCCATCGTAGCTGATGCATACGCGCACAACCATATCTTCGCAATTCGTTATGTCAGTTGGTCGGGGGCTTTGTGGACGGTTTCAGACGTCGAAGTGCAAAGCCCCCGGCTCATCCTGAGGTTGGGAGGTCAGTACAATGGCCCGACCCCGGCTTGAGCTACAACAGGTGTTGAAAGACATCGTTCCCAATGTTTACTTTCAACCGCCTAACGGTTTGTCGATGACATATCCGTGCATCATCTACGCGCGAGATACGATGGATGTGTCGTATGCAGACAACAGTCCATACAGACACGCCATCCGTTACGAGGTTACTGTCGTGGATCAAAACCCCGATAGCGAATTGGTTCAAAAGGTTGCGAATCTTCCTTTGACCTCTCACAATCGGTTTTTCACGTCAGACAACTTAAACCACGACGTCTTTACGTTGTACTTCTAAAGGAGTAAAAAGCAATGGCAGAAATCAAGTGGGATGCCGCTGGCGACCGTCTCTATGAGACTGGTGTCGATCACGGCGTTCTCTACATCCCCGACAACACCGGCGAGTACGCCAATGGCTACGCCTGGAATGGTCTCACGTCCGTTTCGGAGTCGCCCTCGGGTGCTGAGCCCAACCCGCAGTACGCGGACAACATCAAGTACCTGAACCTCATCTCGAATGAGGAGTTCGGTGCGACGATCGAGGCGTTCACTTACCCTGAGGAATTTGCTCAGTGTGATGGTACTGCCATCGTCAACGGTGTTCAGATCGCTCAGCAGGTTCGGAAGACCTTCGGGTTCTCCTTCCGTACGCTCATCGGCAACGATGTTGTCGGAACCGACTTCGGGTACAAGATCCATCTCGTTTACGGATGCAACGCTGCTCCCTCGGAGAAGTCGCGCTCGACCGTCAACGACTCGCCCGAGGCCGCGACCTTCAGCTGGGAGCTTACGACCAACCCGGTCCCGGTGGAAGGCAACAGCCCGACGACCGGCAAGCCGTTCCGTCCGACCGCTCACGTGACCATCGACTCGACCATGGTGTCGGCCGAGGCTCTCGAGGCTCTCGAGACGATCCTGTACGGTGCTGCTAACACCGAGCCCCGTCTGCCCTCCCCCACCGAGGTGCTGGCACTCGTTGGCGACTCGGCAACCGAGGTCACGGCCACCGCTCCTGAGTGGGATGCCCCCTCGGATACTGTCACCATCCCGACGGTGACCGGTGTGAGCTACAAGATCGCTGGCGTCCCTGTGGCTGCTGGCGACCGCGTCCTCACCGAGGAGACGGTCGTGACCGCAGAGCCCACCGTGGGCTACAAGTTCCCCACCGGAGCCACCACCAGCTGGACCTTCACCCCCTAGGTTCAGCATTAATCGAGAGTGAGAGTTAAGGTATGCTCCAGCTTCAAGTAGTGATGAGCGAAAACTTCAACGAAGAGACAAACGAGTTCGTTGAGACAACGCATCGGTTGAGGCTGGAGCACTCCTTAGTTTCACTGTCAAAATGGGAGTCGGAATACGAAAAGCCGTTCCTCGATGACAATGACAAAAGCCAGGAAGAGATCTTGGCCTACGTCATCATGATGGATCTTGATGAAGAAACTCCTCTGGAAGTTTTCCTCAAACTCAGTCATGACGACTTTGTTAAGATCAACGAGCACATTCATGGTAAAAAGACTGCGACGTGGTTCAATAAGCGTCCTAACAAGAAACCTAGAACGCAGACAGTTACAAGCGAGCTTCTTTACTACTGGATGACGTCTTACGAGATTCCATGGGAAGCACAGACGTGGCATCTCAATCGTTTGTTTACTCTCATCGAGGTTTTCAACGAAGAACGTGCTGCTGCCGAGAGTAAGTCCGGCAATAAGAGCGTTAACAAGGAACGAAAAGAGAGCATGGCTCAGGAACGACAGCGTTTGAATGCTGAACGACGAGCAGCTCTGAATAGTACTGGATAATCGGGAGGTGATTAGATGACACGCGTCGTGTGGAACTCTGTCGGGCAACGTCGATACGAAGTCGGTATTGATCGTGGCGTTTTGTATCTGCCTTCTGAAGGAATTGCTGTTCCTTGGAATGGTTTGACATCCGTCAGCGACGTTTCTGATACGGTTGTTGAGCCTTTGTACTTCAACGGGATCAAGTACTTCGACTACGTTTCTCGAGGCGACTACAAAGGCACTCTGAAAGCCTTCACCTACCCCGAAGAGTTTGAGCTCTACGATGGCGTTCGTGAATCGGGAAATGGCATCTTCGTTACTGGTCAGATTCCAACTGGCGTCTTTCATCTTTCTTACCGAACCATGATCGGTGACGATATTGATGGTGTTGGCGGTGGGTACAAGATCCATGTGCTTTACAATCTGACCGCAAAGCCCTCGAACAAGACATATTCGACGATCAACAACAATCAGGCTGCTCAAGAGTTCTCATGGGAGCTCTCGTCGGTTCCGATGGAAGGGTTGAATCTTCGTCCTTCGTCGCACATCATATTCGATACTACAAAGATGCACGAGCTTGCGATCTTTGAGGTAGAACAGGCACTTTACGGGACCGACACCACGGATCCTGAGATGAAGACCATCGACGAGTTTGAGTTCATTACCACCACTGCAGCAGACATTGAGATCGTTGACAATGGTGATGGAACTTGGACCGCTTCGGGGTCCGACTACTTCATCAAGCAGATGCCGGGCGTTGGGCTGTTCACAATTAAGGAGGCCAATGCGGTATATCTTGATGATGACACATACCTCATCGCCTCAACAGATGAGATCATTGATGAGCCTTCCGATTTTCCTTTGTCGGTTCCATTTAAACTCACCTAGAAAGAAGTTTTAATGGCTAGAACAGACTACGTGACCGGAGATTCGATCTCAGCCTCCGAGATGAATGGGATCGGTTCAGAGATAAATGAGAAGTTGACCCCGTCTCAGGCCGACTCTTTGTACGCAAGACACGGTCAAGGTCAGATCGGTAAAGTTGCGAATCTTGACACTCGCATCCTCACCAATTTCAAATCTGGTCATGGGTGGACTGTTTCCTCTGCTGGGGGAGCAACAGTTACGCTTAATGATTTGGCGCACCCAGCCTTTGGTAAACAAAGCGTCAAAGTCGTGACTGGAGGCACTGGGGCATCTACAATTCTAACTTCTCCTGCACTTCCTGCAGTAGATCGAGCTAGCGAGATGCCTGCTATAACGGTCGATGTCGCTGAGGCTGACAAAGTAGCTAGGTTTCGTTTGATGGCATCAGCAGATGCCGCTTTCACTAACTACTGGACTTTCGAGTCTGTGTTTTCTTCCTCTGGGATCCCAGAAGTTCAGCGCCCATTTAAGCATAACGAATGGGCGAGAATTTCCTTTCCTTGGAGTACAGCACAAGCTACTGGAACGCCGCCGAACACTGGACTGATTTACTGGCGAATCCTCATCAACGATCGCGCAACTGGTCCGGTGACTGTTTATATTGGTAGGCAGGAGTTGATCCCAGCTCCGAATACGATCTACCCCAACGGGGTTTGCGTGATCACAGCTGATGATTCTTTTCTATCCCACGCTACAGTTCTTGCACCCATGCTTGACGAGTATGGAATGCGAGCAGTGGCATTCCCAATTGACGAGTGGGTTGGACAGGCGGGAAAGATCAGTAGAGATCAGCTGGATGAGCTAGCGTTTAGGAAAAAGTGGGAGATTGGCGGTCACGCTTCGACCTACGCTGCGCATTCGCAATCGATTACAGGGATGACGTCCGCTGAGCGGATTAGCGAGCTTTCCAAGATCAAAGCTGATCATCAGCAGCGAGGATACGTCTCTAATGCTTTTGCGTATCCTAACGGTACGATTGATGCCGTTTCTGAGATAGACCTTAGAAAGTTCTTTAGCATTGGGCGACTTGCTCTTGGGCGACTCTCTGGTGGAGGCGCTGACGATCAACAAATTCCAGTCCAGCCGTTCCGTCTTTACGGGCAATCTCTCGGCAACATAACGGACCCTCAAATATTTGGCGAAATTGATCGTGCCGTTGTTAACAAATGTCTGTTGGTCCTTTTGGTTCACGACATTGTGGAGAACAAAGTGACCTCGAACGACACAACAATAGCAAAGTGTCAAGCAACAATTGATTATCTAGCCGCATCGGATATTGCTGTTGCTACGTTCGAAGACATCCGACAAAAAGGCCTTTTGTACGCCTAAAAACCTAGAAAGGACAGGCCAATGGCACGCGTAACTGTTACTGGTTTTACCGCTCAACGAATGTTGGCAATTGAACAAGCTTCCGTCGTTAGTGGTACTGTCCAGGGCGACTCCCTTGTTCTGACCACCAAGGGTGGCGATGAAATCGTTGCGGGTAACGTCCGAGGTCCTCAGGGCGTTAAGGGCGACCCCGGCGGCGTTCCGGACGCTACCAACTCGGCTAAGGGTGGCGTCCGACTACAGGGCAACCTTGGCGGATCCGCAGGCACGCCCACTGTAACCGGCGCTCTCGATGGCACGGTGGATGCGAGCCTTGCTGTGGTGACAACGCCGAATACCTCCGGGGGCAATTTCACCGCAACGCTTCGTCAAGTCTTCGCTGCTGCTCGAGTTGCTGTCGCCAAGGCTGGTCGTACTCAGACCCTTTGGTCTGGGACCATGTCGGAGTACACGCAAATTCCGGAAGCCACTCGGAATGCCGACGGATTCATTGCGGTGGTTCTGAATGATTAAGAACGGCGTCAAAGACGTGGGTGATATTTGGGCTCCGGGGAAGACCGCCCAGGTTGTCCTTGCCAAGCACCCCAGCGGTCAAGTTCGTGAAGCGTTTCCGGTTCATCCATATGCCGAAAAAGGCAACGATTTTAGTGTAGCTTCGGACATCGGCTTTCTTCCGCTATCCATCATGGAAGAATCAAACATGATTGGCGCGACAATCGTCAACGGTTTGTATAAGCCAAGGTTGACAAACGTCGCTGCAAAGCATATTCGTTTGTGCGAGAGAATGTACGACGGTAATGAGTTAACCGTTCATTTCACCGTAGCAGACCTCTCTCCAATTGTACGGCCGTCCTCGGTTATTTTGGGTGCCAACGTCTACGGACAAGACGCTATTGAACTTAAGTTTGGTAGCGATGGTTTTCGAATTCAGGTAACAGATTTCGAAAACATTGTGTCTGCTTCTTACCCGTTCACATTCGCCTTGTCCACCAACGATGTCGTAACGGTTAAGCGTCTGTTGGACGTCATTGTTGTACATGTTAATGGGAACTACGTTTTCGCGGCAAGAGATCCTTTGCTTAAGCCTAACGACTCCCAGACATACGTTGGCGTTAGCACAGTCTCAACGTCCACCAACATATCTAGCGCTTTCTCCAGCATTAGATTTATAGGTTCGACGTTCCAACCAGATCAACTTCTTGCTCGCTTTGATGTTGAGAGAAGACAGCTCGCGCAAAATACAGCTACCCTTGTTGGGTCGTTTTACAGCGCTCAGGGTGGGCGTGCTCTGGTCATGTTGAATGAGTTTGGCTGGACCAACTGGACAAACTTCAGCGTTCGTCAGGTGGAAGTGAACATCAACGGACAGCAGCAGCTCCTGATTACGAATCAAAATGGCGGAAGTACTTCTAAAGAGCTAACGCTCGCGCCGAATTCATTGTTCGAGATCAAGGCAATTTCGAATGCTGGCAATGCTTCTGATCGAGTGATTAAAGAAGGCCTCGTAGAGGTCTATCCGTATTAATCGCGCTATTAAAATTCTTTACCAAACGACTTTGAGGATTTCATGCACATCATTTATGCTGACGGAATCGGATCCAGCGAACCCGGTGTGGTTCACGAAGATTCGGTTCTTTACGACGTGATCGAGCGCTTGGTCGTCCTCAATCGAGAGTACAAGCCCGACCGAGTTATCTGGCCTGCCTCCATGGCAATGGTCGGTGGTAACAAGTCTTGGGACGAATCGACTCGTCTTGGTGTGGAAAACATCGATTACATCGTCGATGGTCTGAATGGTGAGACGTTCATTCTTCTTGGGTACTCGGGTGGATGTCGAGTCATTCGAGAGTGGCTCATGAAGAACGAGCACCGTTTGGCTCAGGTGGTAGCTGTTGGGATGCTGTCGGATCCCTTTCGTCCCAAAGGTCGTAAGCAGGCAGAACTTCCTGACACTATCGGGTGGGGGATTTGTGGTCAGGAGCTGGGCCCTATTCCCGATCGAACCTATTGGACTACCGTCCCTGGGGACGTTATCTCCGATGCTCGAGAAGATTCTCTCCTTCGGACGGCTGCCGACGCCTCCAACGTGATGCCCGGACAGTTCGTGGCCGACCTTGCTAAGCACCTTACCGACGGGGATCTTCAGCTGGCCTACCAGCTCAAGGTGTTCCGCCAAAACCCGGTCAAGTGGTTGTTCAACCTCGGTCCTCGACTGCACCAGGCACGCATCGACATCGAAGGTTACCTGAGTGGTCAGCACACCACTGCCTACCAGAAGCCTTACGCCGGTGGAGGATCCCTAGCTCATCGCTTGGCTGACTCCATTAACTGGAAAGCTACACACCGAGACTCGTAACTCTTTGGAAAGGGGCCCTTATGCCGTCGATCACAATGACCCATAAGGGTACCTTTACAAACACCCAGAGCAAATTGAATAGAATGTCGAAAGGCATGATTCAAGAGGTTCTCGGCAAGTACGGTGCTCTTGGTGTCCACGTTCTTTCTCAAGCCACGCCCATTGACTCCGGTGAGTCGAGGAATTCTTGGACCAGCAAGGTCGAGAAGAAGGGTAAGGGCTGGAGGCTTTCCTGGCACAATCAAAATAGGACCGTAAACGGTCAACCTGTCGTCATTCTAATTCAGTTCGGACACGGAACCGGCACTGGCGGGTACGTAGCTGGGCAAGACTTTATCAACCCAGCAATCAAACCTGTCTTTGATCTCATCATCGCCGAAGTCCGGAGAAAGGTGGCAAGTTAATGGCCGTTATTGATGATCTCATCGTCGCAATGCAGTTCGACAATGCCAAGTTCGAGGCTGCGGTCAAGGTCTCAATGGCGACTCTTGCTCATCTCAAGAGTACTCTTAACTTCGGCGCTGGTCCGAACGGTATTGACGCGGCTCAGGCTTCTGCTAACCGATTCAACACCAATCAGGCTCAGGGTCAGGTCTCTGCTCTGAGCGCTAAGTTCACAGCCATGGCAACTGTCGCTATCACAGCGATATCCAACATCACAAACAAAATTGTTGATGCTGGAATGAACATGGCTAAGGCTCTTACGATCGATCCGATTACCTCGGGTCTGCAAGAGTACGAAACAAACATGAATTCCATCCAGACGATCTTGGCTAACACCGAGGCGTCTGGCGCAACACTTAAAGATGTTACAGCGAATCTGGATGAGCTGAATCATTATGCCGATCAGACAATTTACAACTTCTCTGAGATGGCAAAGAACATCGGCACGTTCACCGCGGCCGGTGTTGATCTTGATACCTCAACCCAATCGATCAAGGGTATTGCTAACCTCGCGGCTCTGTCTGGTTCAAACTCCCAGCAGGCTTCGACGGCAATGTACCAGCTCTCTCAGGCTATTTCTTCGGGTCGAGTGAGTCTTGAGGACTGGAACTCGGTTGTTAACGCTGGTATGGGTGGTACCGTCTTCCAGCGAGCTTTGGCTCAAACAGCTGAGAAGATGGGCACACTTAGCTCCGGAGCTGTTGAGCTTACTGGTGACATGAAGAATGTCTCCATCGAGGGCAAGTCGTTCCGAGAGTCGATTACAGCTAAGCCGGGCGAAGAGTCTTGGTTGACTTCTGAGGTTCTGACCAACACTCTGAAGCAGTTCACGGGTGACTTGTCTGACGCAGAGCTTGCTGCTCAGGGATTCAGCGCCGCACAGATCAAGGCTATTCAGCAGCAGGCCAAGACGGCTAAGAATGCTGCGACCGAGGTCAAGACTTTCACTCAGCTTATTGATACCTTGAAGGAAGGTGTCGGATCCAGCTGGGCTGAGAGTTGGCGAACCATCATCGGTGACTTCGAACAGGCTAAGTCTTTGTGGACTGGCGTGTCGAACACAATCGGCGACATGATTGGCAAATCCTCGAATGCTCGTAACGAGCTTCTCAAGGGATGGGCTGAGGGTGGTGGTCGAGTTGCCGTAATCGAAGGTCTGTCGAACGCATTCAAGGCTTTGATGTCGATCATCAATCCTATCAAGGATGCTTTCCGAGAGATATTCCCCGCAACTACAGCTGCCAATCTCATCAGTCTCTCTCAGGCATTTGCTCGATTCACCGAGGGATTGATCGTCGGCAGTGAGACAGCAGACAGACTCAAGAGAACATTCGCTGGCGTCTTTGCCATATTTGGCATCGCCGCAACAGTTATCAAGGCTGTCATCGGCGTCTTCTTCGATCTCTTCGGAGCAGCTCAAGGTGGCTCCGGCGGGATCCTGTCCATCACAGCTTCTCTCGGCGATTTCCTGGTCAAGGTTCACGAGACTCTTGCTAACAGTGAGGGTTTCAAGAACTTCTTTGAGGGTCTCGGCACGATATTGGCCGTCCCGATCAAGCTGTTCGGCGTTATTGGTGAAGGCATCTCTGCGTTCCTGTCCAATCTCGGTCAGGTTGGTGGAGCGCTCAGCCAGGTCTACGCCATATTGTCTCGTGGCGACTTCGTCAGTGGTCCGTTCTCTGAAGATTCCAAGATCGTCGATATTCTGTTCAGAATGCGTGAAGGTCTTGAGTATGTGACTGGAGCTATCTCTCAGTTCTGGAACGCCCTTACAAAGGGCGATGCTGGAGCCGGTCCTTTCTCACCAGACTCTGCTTTGATGACTGGTCTTGAAGGCTTTAGCGAGATGCTTGGTAACTTCTTCACGCCAGGCAATATTTCCACCTTGCTGGGTGCTGGTGCGGTTGCTGCATTGGGCTACGGTTTCATCCGAGTCTTCAAGGGTGCTGTTGCCAAACTCACTGGCGAAAAGGGCGGCATCATTGGTGATCTTAAGGACACGATCACCAGCATCAAGGATAGCTTCGAGAGCGTCACCGGCATATTTGATAAGTTGACAAGCTCGCTTACTGTTATGCAGGCCAACATCAAATCGGACATCATTCTCAAGATCGCTGTTGCTGTTGGTATTCTCGCCGTGGCAATGAAGCTTCTTGCAACGATGGATGTGCCTGCACTCGTTAAGTCGCTTACTGCCGTCACAGCGGCTGTGAGTATTCTTGTGGGTGCTTTGGCGGTTATCAGTAAGCTAGCTGGTGCCGCTGGCATTGTCCAGATGCCCGTCATCGCTGCTGGTCTTGTTCTTCTCGCAGGGGCTGTGGTTATATTGGCAGCCGCTATGAAGATCATGGCGACGATGAGTTGGGAAGAACTAGCTAAGGGTCTTACCGGCGTTGTTGCTCTGATCGCTATACTTGTCGCGGCCTCGGTTGGTCTCGGTAAGGCTAGCGGTCCGATGCTTCGAGCTGGCCTGGCTATGATTCCAATGGCTGCGGGTATCAGGCTGCTTGTGATGTCCGTTCAAGCCATAAGTGAGCTCTCTTGGGGTGAGCTAGGTAAGGGTCTTGGCGGTCTTGCCGGGATGATGCTTATATTGGCTGCCTCGCTGAACATGATGCCCAAGAACATGCCGTTCATTGGTGCTGGGTTGCTCTTGGTGAGCGGTGCGCTTCTGGTCATGTCTACTGCCATTAGCAACATCGGCGGTATGGCCGTTGCCACCATGATTCAAGGTATATTGGGGATTGGCGCTGCTCTTGCAATCGTTGCGCTGGCACTAAACCTCATGCCCAAGAACATGCTGATGATGTCGGCAGGTTTGATGATCGTCTCGGTAGCACTCGTTGCTGTCGGTGGCGTTATTCAAAGTCTTGGCGGCATGTCTGTCGGTGAGCTCGCTAAGGGTCTCATCGGTCTTGGTGTCTCGCTCGGCATGCTGGCTATCGCGCTTATTGCCATGCAGGGCGCCATGATGGGCGCTCTTGCTCTGGGTATTGCCGCGGCAGGTCTTACGCTGTTGATGATTCCGATATCCATGATGGCCTCCATGTCCTGGGGCGAGTTGCTCATGGGCTTGGGCGGTCTAGCGGCTATATTGGTGCTTCTTGGTGTGGCGGGTTATGTCTTGGGTCCTGTGACCCCAGTCATTATCGCCTTGGGTATTGGTATGGCAGCACTGGGTATTGGTATGCTCGCTGTTGCTGCGGCAGCTCTTGTGTTTGGTCTGGCTCTCAAGACCATATTTGAAGTGGTCATGCTTGGGCAGACCGCGATGACAGCGGTTCTGACGTTTATTCCACAGTTGGCAACGGCGTTTGCTGCTGCGATTGCTGCTTTCGCTGTGGGTATTGCTCAGAACGCGGGATCCATCATTGGGGCTCTGGGTGAGCTTCTCAGTAAGCTTCTTGACTTGGTTATTGAGCTTATTCCGAAGATCGCAGAGGTCATCGGTCGCCTTCTGACGGCCATTCTGGATCTGATCATCGAATATTCGCCTCGGATTGGTGAAGCGTTCCTGACCTTGCTCAACACCTTGATCGAGGTTCTTGTTCAGGGCGTACCGGCAATCGCTGATGGGGCTCTTCGACTTCTGACCGCCTTCTTGCAAGCAATTGCAACGAGGATCCCAGAGGTCGCTTCGGCTGCTACGGACGTTATTGTTGCGTTCATCGGTAGCTTGTCTGCTAATATTCACAGGATTATTCAGGCTGGTGTCGACTTCATCGTTGACTTCCTGAACGGTCTTGCTCAGGGTATTCGAGACAACATGCCTCGAGTCACCGCTGCGGCAACAGAAGTTGGTAAGGCTCTGGTTGATGGTATTGCTAATGCGATCCGTAACGGTCTCAGTAGCGTTATATCTGCGGCTAAGGATCTTGCTAGCTCTGCTCTGAATGCAGCCAAGGAAGCATTGGGTATTGCTTCACCATCAAAGCGGTTCTACGAGCTTGGTGAGTGGACTGTCGAGGGCTTTGTGAATGGTGTCGAATCCAAGGATACGCTTGCGGCCAAGACGGCTAACAAGTTTGCGACTGGGTTCGTGGCTGGGTTCTCTAAGGGTATTGGTAAAGAGATGCCTGGGGTCTTGGACGAGATATTCAAGATCATTGAAGAGGGCACCGACGACGCTGTCATATCTACTCGTGCTATGAAGGACGGGTTCAGCTCTTTGAGTGGAGCTGTGTGGCAGGCGGAGCTTGCGTTGGCCGAGTTCCACGGACAGGTCAACCGTGCGGATCCCAAGTCGGTCGAAGAGTATGTGGAGAAGGCTGGCGGTAAGCTCAAGTATCTTGCTGGTGTTCTTGACGCTGTCAAGGAATCTGCGAACGAGGCCTTTGGTCAGTTGGCAGAAGGCAAGGGTCTTGATCAGGTTCTGGGTAGCGAAGAGTTCCTCGGAACGATTCTCAACACAGGTCTGTCCGTCGGTAGCATGTTCGGCATCGAGGGCATGCTTATCACCGCAGGCATTCGACTTGGCTTGGCCGTTGTCGATGGTTTGTTGAGTGTGTTCATGGGTCCGGGCACCACTGTTCTTGGGTTGATCGGTGGTTGGATCCAGAAGCTCGTTAAGGCTGTTGGTGGTTGGTTCGGTATCAAGTTCCCAGTCGCAGAAGAGCTTGCAGAGGGCGATAAGGCTCTGGAGGACTTCATGGCTAAGGTCGATGATGGCAATGGGCGTTACGAGAAGCTCACTGAGGAAGCAGTCAAGGGTCTGACTGACAGAATGAATGAAGCTGACGATCTTGCTAACGGTATTGACGGGACTGAGCCTGAAATCAGGCCGATCCTGGATTTGCGTTACTGGAACAAGCAGTTTGAGGATTTCTTGGACAGTCTGGACACTGGTCCTGTGGTTCTCAACGCTATCATCAACCGAGCATCTGATTTCTTTGATGCTACGACTGAGAACCTCCGGAATCTGTTCAACTTCGATCGAGATAATGAGGCTCGTACCACCATTATCGAGATGAATCAGACGAATACGTCTCCCAAGGCTCTTAACCATGTCGAGATCTATCGACAGACCAAGAGTCAACTATCACTGGCAAAGGAGGAGTTGGGCATCACATGAAATTCGATCAGGTTATATTGACGGGCACCAAGTCGATCACGCTATTCGACTTGAAGAACCCTCGTTCGACGCCTTACACTGCCAAAACCATCGACGGCATGGATCCGACTGACGTGGATGTCACGCTCGCACAGACTAGTGGCGGCACTGGAATCTATATTGGTCGTCGTGAGCAACTTCGCGAGATCACGTTGAACATCAACCTCAATCCTGACTACGGGATTGGGCAGACCCCAGAGTCGCTTCGGGAAGAGCTATATTTGCTCAACCCTATCAATGAAGACGCTTCTCTGGATTACAGGTTGATGCTCGATGGGGTTGAGGTTGCCATGACACCGGTATACATCAAGCGGACTGAGTCTGCAGTGTTTGACAAGAACACTTTGATGCAGCTTGTCCTGGCATCCACGTCAGGCGTGTTCAAGCGCAGGACTGCCATATCCGTACCGGATCCGGAGCTGGACGTAGTCTTCCCAGTGCTTAACAACGCTGGGTCGGCTATGTCCGGCTTCCGCCTGGAATTGGATTTCCTTGCCGCGGCAACTAAATTTGGGCTTCGTCAAGCAATGCCGACGGACGAACTCGTTCTTGAAAAGATCCCGACAAACCCGGATCTATTTCTTGCAGGAGATCGTCTAATCGTCGACACGAACATTGGGCAGCGAGGAGTCTGGCGGAGGCGTGCTGGTGTTACTGAGAGTCTCATGGGATCCCTAACGTGGCCTTCCGTGTGGCTTTCTCTATATCCTGGAGACAACACACTCGAGGTGCTGTTGGATCCTGCCACACACGCCTCCACCATTGACTGGAAGCTGTATGAGCACACTCCGAAGTATAGGGGCGTGTAAGTATGGACCTAGTCACCCTCAAGGAATGGGTATATCCTGAAACCGCCGCGGGCGTTCCGCCTTACGTCCCTCAAGATGCGGTTGGTCGATACAACATTCAGTACGGAACAGCTTCTCCCGTGCAAAGAGATGTGTATCGTCCAGATGAGCTTGTCGAGAACTATACTTCTCTTATTTGGAAGGAAGGTTTTCGTCCAACAGGCGCATTTGAAATGAAGACGTACGACATTGAGAGAACGCTTCAACAATTGCCGCTTTATAAGCTTGTCAGTCTTCGGGATACTGATGAAGTTTATATTGTGACATCCCATTACATCGACTCCAACGATGCTGGGGAAGACGTTCTCACGGTCAAGGGCATATCCTATCTCAAGTTCCTCATGGACAATCGCCCTACATGGGCATACCAGGGCGGGCCTGCTGATAAGAAGAATGCTGAGAATGTGAACCTCGTGTTTCAGATTCCTGACCACTTGGCGTTCGTCTTGTGGGGCGCAATCGTATTCCCGTTCGCAGAAGGCGGCTTTCCCAACACGGGTAAAGCTTTTGAGCTTCCTATGAACGTGATTGTTCCCCACACGGCTATATCTCAGACAATTGTTACCGACAAGGGAAGTTGGTACCGTACTGAGTGGCCGCCTCCGATTGAACCTCGAGCTACTACAGTCGATCAGGTGTTGGCTCTCGATCAGAGCTATGGGATTCGTGCTATCCGTCCCAAGAACGCTAACGCCAAGATCTATCGTCCATATTTCAACAGTCTTCGTGGTGAGGGTTTCACAGAGAACGAAACTAATCTTACCAAGTTGCTGTTTGATGTGTACGAAGGTCGCGATCTGACTGTTGGTGCTAACCGCATCATGTTCCAGTTTAAATCGGGGGATATTACCGGCTCACAGTGGATCGCTTCTATTGAGACTTATAAGAACGTGGTAAGCTCTCACAGTGAAGTGCCGCCAAAGCTTCTCGGTAATGTCAACGCATTTCCTCCAGTTGTTTCCCGTATCGTCTGGGAGGATGACGCTAAGGTCGATAGCGTCACGGGGGAGCCGATTGTCGGTAATCCAGACGTGAGGAAGTACAAGGCTGGTAAGCTGTTTCAGATGGGTCAGGTTGACGCCAATCTTGGTATGCCTGACGCTATTGAAGTGTGGCCTCCAGCAGCAGAGGCAAAACTTCGGTCAGAAGGTCTCAAGTACATCAAAGAGCAGAACGCACTTGAGATGCTCACTGCCGATATTTCACCGCTGACCCAATACAAATACAAGCAGCATTACGATCTTGGAGATGTCGTGATGGTGCATGGCCGATACGGTGTTCCACAGAAGATGGTCGTCTCTGAGTATACGAGAACGTCTGATTCGACGGGAATCAGTGGCTTTCCAACTTTGGTCAAATGGGAAGATCCCGAAGCAGGCATTACTCCAACTTCTTGAGCACGAAAGGAACATTTTTATGGTTCACGTCAAGCCGAAGTGGTACAGAACAAAGCCTTGGGACCGTCATGGGCTTATTCTGGTTACCGCGGGGGTTATTTACGCAGCCATTGGGTTCATGTTTACCTTGCAGCCAGCAACTCAGCTACGGTCTGAGAATCTGAAATTGGCTCTGAGCATCATGCCATATTTCGGATGGGGCGTCGGCTTTATTGTGGTTGGGCTCTTCACAGTCGTTACTTCTCGTTGGCCGCTTGCGCCTAAGTCTCTTGGGTACAGCGTGCTTACGGGTTGGACGGTTGCTTGGGCAGGGTTTCATATCGTTGGGGGGGACGGCTGCTGACAATACCGCGTATATTGCCAGCGGTTTTTCTTGGGCAATGGTAGCATTTCTGTGGTGGGCAATTAGCGGCCTGGTCAGTCCACCTAAGGAGAGGATAGCTGGTGGATATCTTTACACAAGTGGGCACCCTGCTGGTTGCGGTAATTGCGGCACTGTCTGCGTATGCAACACAGAGACAGGCCTCGAAGGCGAATCACCGGGCTCAGATGGAGAACCATCGGGCTCAGATGGAGCTAGAAGCGTTTGACCGTGCTCGGGCGTTCGACTCCGAGACGATCATTCGTCAGAACGAAATGGTTGGGCAGCAACGTCGTGAGATCGACCGTCTCAGGAACGAAAACAACACGCTTTCGGAGCTCCGTAGTGAGTGTATTCGCAAGCATGGCGGCTGTCCCGACACTGTTGATGCATAGGTAGTCTCATCCGCAAGAAATACACGTCCTATAATGAGACCCCCTATGAAAGGAACTATTATGTTCACCAAGAAGCCGAACACCAACAACGAAGGCCTGACCAAAGCCATCGACGAGTTGCTCGCAGAAATGCACGAACAAGACAAGGACCAAGACGTTTACAACACAATGGTGGACCAGCTCACCAAGCTGTACGAACTCAAGACCATCGACCACAAAGTCGGTGCGGAGAGGCGTATCAGCATGGAGACGCTGGCCCTCGTTGGTGGAAACCTCGCTGGCATCCTGATGATTGTCGGGCACGAACGAGCAAACGTCGTGACTTCGAAAGCGCTGACGCTGTTGACGAAGCTCCGGTAACATACAGACCCCTAAGAAGGACACCAAAGCTGAGAAGGCTTGTAAGGACGATTTACTATCCAAACAAGCCTTCTCAGTTTGTCTATATTTTGGGTTCTAAAAATTGCCTCGCGTAGATTACACGGGTTATAGTGAGACCCCTACGAAAGGAACCGTTATGACCAACATGCCGTTTGAAGCCTGGCGCAAGGAGCTCAGCAAGATCCAGACCGAAATCGATGAACTCGACGAGGCCTTCTGGGACAAGTACTCCAACGACGAAGTCGAACCGGAGGTGTTCAAGGAAGCCGAAATCGAGCATCTGAAAGAACGTCAGGTTCTCGTGCTGAAGCTCCAGGCCCACGCGAAAGCGCCTGTGGAAGACGTTCACCAAGAGTGATCCAATAGCTATGAGCCATATTTACCCGGCTTATAGCTTTTTTCGTCATCTAACTGTCACAGTGACGAAAGTAGCCTATGTCCTTGTAAGGGTCGCATATATTACATGCCCTATAATGAGACCCCTACGAAAGGAATTACCATGATGAACCCCGTTAAGAAGTGGAAGAGCATTGATGGCGAAGGACAGCTCGCTATCATGTGCGGCGCTGCGTACGTTGGAGCAGCAGTAGTTACAGTTACTACCGTTGTTGCCGGAACCGCAGCAGTCGCATATGGAGCAGTTAAGCTCGCCAACCATGTTTCCGACACCGATAACTGAGTCATCTAGTAACCCATACTAGATTACCAAGAACCTAACCCGCCCGGGTTATGGTTTTACCTCGCATATTTTACACGTCTTATAATGAGAGGGAAGTATAGCTTATGAGGAAGAGCGCCGCGCAAGCGGAGACCCAGGTTCGATCCCTGGTACATCCCATCTCATTTTTTCTCGCAGTAATTACACACCCTATAATGAGACCCCTACGAAAGGTATGTAATGAACGAGAAGCTCATCGCCACCAAGAACCACATCCGCCGCAACCGCGCCAAGTACGCCGTAGCAGCCACGCTCACCGCGTGCGTTGCCGTGCAGTACAAGGCCGCCACGCAGTGGAACAACTTCTTGAAGGAGAATGATCTGTTCGAGAAGTTCTACCAAGAACAGGACTGAGAAAGAGCCTAAGACCCAACCCGGGTTTTAGGTTTTCATATTTGCTCCACCCCACCTATGAAAGGTCCACCATGATCAAGAAGTTCGCCTCCAAGCACAAGATCGTCCTGTCGGTCGTCGCAGGCACTGTCACCGGAACGGTCCTGGGATCCCTCGCTCGAAAGCAACAGCAGAACGATATTCACCTGACTCTCACGCCCAAGGAAGTGCTGGAGTGGTTGAGTAACGCTGGTGAGGGTCACATCACATTCGAGTCCTCGAGAGGCCCAATTCGTCTTTGGCTCATCGACGAACCAAAAGAAGCTGTAGATTTTCCGCCGCAGGAATTTTTCGACCAAACAAAGTGAAAGGCAATCCTATGAGTATCGAAAAGAATCTTGTCACCGCGCAGAAGTTCTTCTCTGACCATCGTGGCCGTATGGGCTTGAGCTACGGGATCCTGATCGGTGCTGCCATGATGTACTGGCACATGAAGGATGACCTCAAAGAGAACGAGACGAGTCTGATCGTCACCGATGAAGATGTCGCTCGTATGCGTGACAACGATGAACTGGCAGTCTTCGACACCAAGAAGCACGGGCCCATATTCATCGCCATGCAAAAGCTACCGACGGAGGAGTAATGCTCAAAGCTAGTCCCGCAAACGTCCAAACCGCTTTGGTGGCTTTGGTCGCCGTGGAGACTGCTATATTACTGCGTCTTTGCTGGAACTCTCGTCAGAACCACGTCAAGATCGAAACTCTTAAGGACGTCGCGCGATATTATGCCGACATGCTTGAGAAGAACGACGTTGAACTGTCTGATTACGACATCATCGCTCTGAACACCATCCTGCACAAGGGTCACTACGCCGACACCGGCTTGAACGATTGATATTTCTATTCGGGGCCTCGCAGAAATTACACGTCCTATAATGAGACCCCTACGAAAGGAACTATCATGCAGGAATTCGTTATCCCCCTGGTCATCGCAGCAATCATCGTTGCGATCTACCTGGTGGCCCCGAAGATCGCCGGATACAACACGAAGTAGCCCATCGAACCAGAACCCCTAACCCGGGTTCTAGGTTTTCATATTTGCCTAACCAGCCAACCACCTATCAAAGGATCCATCATGCGTAAAGCCACCTTCGTCTTCTCCGTCCTGAGCTTCGTCACCTCTGTCGCCACGCTCGGCGTCATCAGCTACGGTGTCAAGAAACTGAACAACGATATTCAGGACGTTCGTGCCAAGACCAACGACTCCCTTCAGAAGATGAAGGTTGCCATGCTCGACATCTCGATCTGACCCCTACACACCACCCATATTTAGGAGAACTATCATGGAAACTCTGAACGACATCTTCACCGCCTTCATCATGCTCCCGCTCGAGGCAAAGATCGCCTCTATCCTTCTGCTCATCCTGATGGTGTGGGCGGCTGAGGAGCTGGTCAACCATATTCGTCGAACGAACGACAAGAAGCCTTACGTCGGGCCAGCAAGCATGGCACTTGTGGTGACTGACGAGATGATCAGGACGGTCCGCCCGCGCAAGCACCACCGTCACGCTCGAGGTCGCTATCAGAACAACAGCGAGAAGGAAGACTTCTTCGACATGGTCACCAGGTTCCGCGAGGAGATCCCTGCGTGATATTTGACATCATGATTGTCGGTATCTACGTTCTCATCGTCGTGGTCGTACTCAAAGTCGTCATCAACGCCATCGGCGACTACATCAACAGGAAAGGTAAGTAATGCAAACCGCTTGGGAAATTCTCTTGTGGCTTGTCCTTATTCTCGGCATCACTTTCATCGCCGTGATCTGGGGCATCATCGTCATCGCGGTGTCATCGGTCTGCTGGAACTTCATCAAGACCTACCGACAGGTCTCGAAAGAGATCGATGAGGAAGAGGCTGCGGACGACGGCCCACCCCTTCATTTCTAGTCGTATTTCAACCCACAATTCAACACAACCTATCTATGGAGAACAATGTCAATCTCTGATATCGCGAAGAATGTCGAAAAGTTCGCGGTAACCAATTCGCCCGCCATCCTGACTGCCACTGCGGTTACTGGTACCATTACCGTAGCCGTCTTGACCGGACAGGCATCGTTCAAGGCTGCTCGACTCATTGCTGAGGCTGAATCCGAGAAGGTTCAAGTCGCTCCCGACGCTGTCGACGTTCGTGGTCCTCTTGAGACCAAGGAGAAGGTCGAGCTTGTCTGGACGCTCTATATTCCGGCTATTGGAGTAGGCGTCACAACGGTCGCGGCCATTGTCATGGCAAATCAGATCGGCACTCGACGCACGGCTGCCATGGCGGCGGCATATTCTGTCTCCGAGAAAGCTTTCGGCGAATACCGAGAGAAAGTCGTCACCAAGCTTGGTGAGAAGAAAGAGATGGCAGTTCGCGACGAGATCGCACAGGATCGAGTGACTGCCAACCCTCCGACTCAGCAGCAGATCGTCATGATCGGCGAGGGCGACGTGCTCTGCTACGACCACTTCAGCGGTCGATATTTCAAGAGCAGCATGGAGAACCTGAAGCAGGCTCAGAACGAGATGAATGCTCAGATCATCCAAGAGAACTACGCCAGCCTGAACGATTTCTACGATCAAGTTGGTCTCGACACCATCGAGATCGGTGACGAATTCGGATGGTCTGTGGACAATCTGGTTGATCTGCGATTCTCGACAACCTTCTCCACTGATCAGCGGCCTTGCATTGCGATCGATTACACGACGCAGCCGCACCAGCACTACAGCAAGGTGTTTCCCTCGTATTGAATACGAGACGAACACGCACGTGTGATCCCAGCCGTAGATTACGCCCAGCAGAACCCTGGACTGATTGCGGGGGATATTTGCCCTAGGTGTGAGGACAGTACCGGCATTCGTTTCGGCGTTTGCTGGTACTGCGCCTGCGGCTGTGATCTGTGCGAGAGGCCCGACCCCCTGCCTCATTGATATTTGGGGGATCCCCTACAACAATGAAAGAAGCAAGATGCGCGACCCCTACCGTGGTGTGTACGGAGACTACACGCCGCTGACATATTCCATCGAGAGCGTTATCGGACCGTACACAAAGAGTCGGATCCAGAAAAGAGCTCAGGGAGTAGTCATTACCGAAGCCGCAGGCAAGATCAAAGAAGGAGTCAACCGAATTGGTCAATCCTTCAAGGCGTTTGCCGAGGCTTTGACGCCCCACCCGGTCATCAGCCATTCGGAGTGGAAACACGACGAACCCTCCAGCGATATTACCAAAGCTGGTGATCTGGAGGCAAACCGTGTGTGAGGAGCGAACGTGTCGGCCTTGTAAGAACGAGGATCGTCTACTTGACCGTGCGATGGGCTCATATCGTACATACACCAAGTCGACACTCCCTTCTGCAGAGTCCAATCCTCGACCGACCACGACGATTCATCTGAATCTGATGTCCACGGGCAAGGGGCGAATCAGTAAGAACATGCTGACACCCTGAGCCTCGCATATATTACACGTCCTATAATGAGACCCCTATGAAAGGACATATCATGACCGAGAACATCGAAACCGTTGTCGTCGAAGAAGAGATCGTCGTCACGCCCATCGAAAAGCTGAAGAAGACCTTGAAGAAGGTGGATCCGAAGGTTTACGCCGTTGCAGCAGTTGCAGCGATCGGAGCCGTCGGGTACGCCGCCTACAAGCGAATCGACAACTACGAAGAGCGTGAGGCCGCTCGACTCGTCGACATCGTCGAGATGCCCGAAGTCTGATTCACCCGGATCAGAAATCACAAGCGAAGAGCTGAGTACTAACACTACTTGGCTTTTCGCTTTTCATTTAACCATTGTCTCTCCTATCGTCAGGGACGGGAGCCTAGCTAATTCGATAGACTCCATATTTCTGGAGGACTCCTGCTAGGGCTGGGAACTGGCGCGAAGAATTGGAACCACCTACTACAATAGGCTCGAGACGACTAACGGATCCGACGGGCGATGCCGAAGCGGCTCCCTGGCGGTAGGAGAGGCAATGGTTACTCCATATTTCAAACTGATAAGGACGATGTAATGGAAAGCGCGCAATTCAACGAGCTTGTATTCGATACGCTCAACAAAGTTCAGGAAATCCTCGTAGCTAAGGGTGTCGAGTACGTGCCCGGTGGCGAGGAGCAGGACCGTTTCCACAACTTCGAGATCTCGGCTGCATTCAACCAGCAGCGCACCACTGAGTCCCTGTGGGGGTTCCTCACGAAGCATCTCGTCAGCCTGAGCGACATGGTCAAGGTCGATTCCACCGATCACACCATGGAAAAGTGGGAAGAGAAGATCCACGACGCGATCATATATTTGATCTTGCTCAAGGGGATCGTCACTGAGAACGAACAGAAGATGGAGCAGCTGAAGTCTCAAGCAGTGAACATCTCGACGAAGAAGATCGACGGCGATGTCCATATCCACGGAGGGCCAAGCGAGCAACAGATGATGGCTCGGAACTCCGAGAATCTCAAGGCCAAGTACGGTCCTGACTCGATGTAGTAACCCATATTCCAAGAACAACTAAGCAACAAGGAGCTATACCAAGATGCTGAAACAGTCCGTCTCTTACACCGATTTCGATGACAACGATACCACGGAGACGCTATATTTCAACCTGACCAAGACCGAGCTGGCCGACAACCTCGACCTCGAGGATGAGCTCAAGGAAATCCAGGCCGACTTCACCGGTCAGGGCCAGCGCACCCTGGAGAAGCATGAGATCCGCCGAGTTCTCGAGCTTGTCAAGACGTTCATGCGCCTGTCATATGGCGTCCGCAGCTCGGACGGGAAGCGATTCATCAAGACGCCGGAGATCTGGGAGGAATTCACCCAGACTGCAGCCTACGATGCGTTCCTGTTCTCTCTCTTCCAGGAGCCGGAGAAGGCATTCGCGTTCATGATCGGGATCCTGCCCAAGGATGCTCGTGAGGCCGCGATCAAAGCCTCGGAGTCCGAAGGGATCAGCGAGGAGCTCCGTCGTGCTGCTGTTCTGGCCGCACAGGGAGAGCAGCGTGAGAAGGCGGAGAAGGCAGCTGCTGCAAAGCAGGAAGCATCCATCCATCAGATCAAGGCCCCCGTCGAAGTTCCCGTTGTCCAGGAGGATCCGCAGCCGACGCTCAGCACTCCGCCGACTCAGGACGAGCTCACGCGCATGACCGAGTGGATGGCACGTCAGAAGTAGTTATATTCTGACTCATGGGTATGGGGGCTTGGCAAGGGTTTGTTCCGTAGGGGTCCGAACTCCTATACCGGATGCCAAGCTTAAACGACAACCGAAGGCTGCCAACGCGGTAAAGTTGCGCCCTCTACTCTACCCATATTTTCATCGCAAGAATTACACGCCCTATAATGAGACCCTTATGAAAGGATTTACCATGCTGAATCTGAACACGATCAAGCTCGTCACCTCGACAATCGTCGGACTCGGTGTCACAAAGATCGTCACAACCACCATCAAGAACAACGTCAACCCGGAGACTGTAGTCGACACGATTACAATCACCGCGGGCTCGTTCGTTATTGGCGGGATGGTTGCCGACGCATCCAAGCAGTACACCGACAACACGATTGACAAGATTGCCGAAGCAGTCGTCAGTCTGAAGAAAGCTACAGAAGAAAACTGACATACATCTCGAAACTTTGAACCCACATATTTACGGGTTCTTAGTTTTGCCACTACGGGTTTGAGGAAACACAATATGGATGAGCAGTACCCCAGCAACAGCCGATCTGCGCAAACCAAGAAGGTGGCACAACAGCAACCAAAGGCTGAGACGGATAAGTCAGAGAAAAAGATCGAGCAGATCACAGTCAACTCGGTCGTTCGTCGTAAGAAGCCGTTGGGTAAGCGATTCACCGAAAGCTTCGTCGGTGGAGACGCGCAAAGCGTTGGTGCTTATATTGTAGCGGATGTACTTCTGCCCGCTGCTAAAGACATGATTGCAGACGCCGTTTCACAGGGTATCGAGAAGATGCTGTTCGGAGAGGCGCGAGGACCGCGGGCACGACCCGGAGGTAATCGTGGTATCGGTGGTGCTACGACGCACGTCAGCTATAACCGATATTCTTCCAACTCTCAGAACCGCCAACAGGGACCCAAGCCCATGAGCCCCCGAGCAAGGGCCACGCACGACTTCGATGAGATCATATTGTCGACTCGAGCAGAAGCAGACGAAGTTCTGGACAACCTGTTCAATCTCGTGAGTGAGTATGACTTCGCAACGGTCGCTGACCTGTACGGCATGGTAGGCGTCACGGGAAGTTACACAGACGAGAAGTGGGGTTGGTCAGACATCCGCGGTACGAGCGTGTCTCGTGTCAAGGGCGGATATTTGCTTGACTTGCCCCGTCCGCAGTACATCGACTAGTGCTCCACCCATCATATTCAAGACTCAGCAACAAAATCTGAAGGAGATCTAAATGCTCAACAACATTATCACCACTGCACGCAACAGCAAGCAGCTGGGGCCAATCCTCGTCCAGGCTCAGAAGAACAGCCCGAACCTTCTGTTCGGAGCAGGCATTGTCAGTGTCGTCGGAACCGTCGTTCTGTCGTCGCGAGCAACGCTGAAGGCCGTCGAGGTCAATAAGCACACCAAGGAACTCCTTGAGCAGATCAACACGCTCGAGCACGATGACTACTCGGAGAAGGATCGTGTTCGTGACAAGACGATCGCATATTCTCAGGGCGCAGTCTCGCTGATGAAGCTCTACGCTCCGTCGATCGCCACCGGTGCTCTTGCGATTGCGTGCCTGACGCAGTCTCACCGAGTCCTGACTCAGCGCAACATGGCTCTGGGTGCAGCATTCGCCGGTGTCGAGAAGGCTCTTGAAAGCTACCGCGAGCGTGTCATCGCTGAGGTCGGACCGGAGCGCGAGGCCAAGATCTGGCAGCCGGTCGAGAAGGTCGACATGCTCGATGGTGAGGGTAAGAAGGTCAAGGTCGATATTCCGACCGAGGCAGGCGGATCCCCCTACAAGGTTCTCTTCGATGAGAGCAACCCGAACTGGAACAAGGCATCTGAGTACAACCAGATCTTCATCCAGGCTCAGCAGAACTACGCAAACGATCTGCTGCGCGCCAAGGGTCACGTCTTCCTGAACGATGTGCACGACATGCTGGGTCTCCCCCGTACCAAGGCCGGTCAGATCGTTGGCTGGGTCTCGGATGGCGAGGGTGACAACTACATCGATTTCGGCGTCTTCAACAACATCCACGAGGGCATGCGTTTCGTGGCTGGCGATGAGCGCTCGCTGTGGTTGGACTTCAATGTCGATGGCGCTGTTCTCGACCTGCTCTGAGAGGACTATATTTCATGAGCACAAGTCGACTGAGTAAAGCTGGTGTTGTGGCGCTTACGACCTCGGGTATCTCCTTGGTCGTAGGTACTCTCTTCGGTCATCTCTTGACCAAGAAGTACGTTACTGATAAGTACGAGGCCTTGATCGAGCAGGAAGTGCTCAAGGCCAAAGCGTTTTACAGCCAGCTCAACAAGACCGGCGAGTTCTCTGACCCTGCTGCTGTTGCTGAGCGTCTAGGCGCGAAGGCAGAACAGGTAGATGAGACAATGACCGCCGACGAAGAGAACAGCGAGGATATTGTTGTAGACGACAAACCCTTTCGAGACTTGGATCCCGAAGTTCGAGTCAACTACAGCAAGTACTCAGAGAATTACACAGGCCCAGCGGTTCAGAGGGAAAAGCCCGTTCAGGATCCCCCTCTCGAGATCAACACCGGCGAGAGCATGGCCGAGTTCGAGACTCGACTGGCTGAGGCAGCACACGAAAAGGTTCAAGCAATCATCGACCGAGTTGAAGGCGGACTTGGAGAGGAGGAAGAAGGAATGCCTAGCAACGTATTTGACACCAACGGTGTACCACCGATTCGGGTCGACAACGATGAAGATCGCGCGTCGGGTCGGCCGTACATCATATCCGTGAGCGAGTTCATGGAGAACGACCCGCAGTACCAGCAGAACACGATCTCATATTACCAGGGCGACGGCGTCTTGGCAGATGAGCGTGATCAGCCGATTCCAGACAAGAACTCGATTGTAGGCGAGCACAACCTTGTCCGATTCGGCGAGGGATCCGGCGATGACAACATCGTCTTCGTCCGAAACGATCGACTCGAGGTCGACTTCGAGATCACTCAGTCTCTTGGCACATATTCTGAGGAAGTTCTCGGGGTTGTGCCGACGCAGCCAAGGGGTCGACCGAGATGACCGCGAAGCCGCTTGACGAGCTATATTTCGAATGGCTCTACGGTCAGGTGGCTCGTGTATCAGATCGGAATCCCGCTCGATCGTATTGGTGCCTGCTCAACTTCTTGTACAGAACCGAATTCGTGTGGTTCGTTGCTAACGACGACAACCGCATGGAGGATGGCCGAGACCTTCGACGTGAATTCATCGAAGACTACGATCTCGACGAGCCCGATAGTGATTGGTTGACTATCGGTTGCTCATTTTTAGAGATGTGTATCGGGTTGAGCAGGCGCCTGTCCTTTGAAGACGAGGTTGAAGAAGATACATCGGCTGCCTGGTTCTGGCACCTTATGGCAAACATAGGGTTGCGGGCATTCACCGATCAAGAGCTACAGACCGAAGAAAAAGAAGCCTACGTCGTTCATATTTTGGAGGAAGTCATTTGGAGGACCTATCAAAGTAATGGGAGAGGGGGTTTGTTCCCTCTGAGGGATCCACACGAAGATCAACGTCAAGTTGAACTGTGGTACCAACTGTCAAGTTACCTCATGGAGGGACACGAGGCCGTCTAAAGGCCACAAACTGTAGAAAAGAGCTTTAGTGGACTTCTATGCAATCGGTGTACGTACGATTGAGAAGGGTGCCAACAAGGGACTCAAGGAGGTATATCCTGACTACCTTGTGAAGCGTTCGAAAGATTTGATGGTTCGCGGTAGAGCCTTCTACGCTATCTGGGACGAGAAAGCTGGTCTGTGGTCGACTGACGAGTACGATATTCAGCGGCTCATGGACGAAGAGCTCAATGCCAGAGCAGATGAGCTTGAAGCCGAGGATGGGGTTCGTCCTATCGTTCGGAGCTTGTCGTCTTTCGGTACGAACTCTTGGGCCCAGTTTCGAAAGTACTTGCAGAACATTAGCGACCACAGTCATCAGCTTGATGATCATATTACGTTCGCGGACACCCCGGTAAAGAAGACGGACTATGTCAGCAAGAGAGTTCCGTACGCTCTCCAGCCGGGTGACCACAGCGCATGGGACGCTTTGCTAGACAAGCTATATTTCCCTGAGGAGCGGGCAAAGATCGAGTGGGCGATCGGAGCTGTTGTCTCGGGGGACTCCAAGAAGATCCAGAAGTTCCTGGTTCTTTACGGATCCGCCGGTACGGGTAAGTCAACAATCTTGAACGTTATTCAGAAGATGTTTCAGGGCTACACAACCACATTCGAGGCGAAAGCTTTGGGTATGTCGAGTGGGGCATTCGCTACTGAGGTGTTCAAGGACAACCCGCTGGTTGCTATTCAGCATGATGGTGATCTCTCAAAGATCGAAGACAACACCCGGTTGAACTCGATCATATCCCACGAAGAGATGACCATGAATGAGAAGTACAAGCCCAGCTACACAGCTCGGGTTAACGCTTTCTTATTTATGGGTACGAACCAACCCGTCAAGATCTCGGATGCCAAGAGTGGAATCATTCGACGTTTGATCGACGTTAAGCCTAGCGGTCTGGTCTTTACGCCAAATGAGTATCACAATCTGGTTGCTAAGGTGGAGTTTGAGATCGGTGCGATTGCGCATCATTGTCTCCAGGTCTACCGCGAGATGGGTAAGAACGCATATTCTCATTACCGTCCTAAAGACATGATGATGCAGACCAACGTGTTTGTGAACTATGTCGAAGATCAGTTTGATCTGTTCAAAGAGCAGGACGGCACCACCCTGAAGCAGGCGTACGCTCTCTACAAGGAGTACTGCGACAACACTGGCATTGAAAGGCCTCTGCCTCAGTACAAGTTCCGTGAGGAATTGCGGAACTACTTCGATCACTTCGAGGATCGCGGAATACAGGAAGGCAAGACGGTGCGCAGCGTATATTCAGGGTTCCAGACAGACAAGTTCAACACACTGCAACATTCCGATGTGAAGGACATCGTTTCGAAGCTCGTTCTTGATCAGTCGAAATCCCTACTCGACGACTTGTTCAAGGACCAGCCAGCCCAACTCAGTAGAGTTGCTCCAGACGGCAGCGAGATCCCCGAGAAGTACTGGTCTGACAAAGAACGTTATATTTCAGGCGAGCTCAAGAAGCCGAAGCCTTCTCAGGTTTGCTCTACGACGCTCAAGGATCTGGACACGTCCAAGGTCCACTTTGTCAAGGTACCAGACAACCACATCGTCATTGACTTCGACCTTGTGGGTGATGACGGTGAAAAGTCGCTGGACCTCAATCTGGAAGCCGCTTCTAAATGGCCTGCAACTTATGCAGAGACCAGCAAGAGCGGTAAAGGCGTACACCTTCACTACGATTACACAGGTGCTGACATTGAGCTTCTGGATCAGAACTATGCGGATGGTATTGAGGTAAAGGTATATTCCGGCGACAGCTCACTGCGGCGTCGTGTCACTCGGTGTAACAACGTTCCTGTTGCACCCATATCCAGTGGTCTACCGCTGAAGGAGAAGAAGGTGCTTTCCACCAATACGATTCAAAGCGAGAAAGGGCTGCGTGACCTGGTTGAGCGGAACCTCCGAAAGGAGATCCATCCAGGCACCAAGCCGTCGATCGACTTCATCAAGAAGATCTTGGATGACGCGCACCGGGAGGGTCTCGAGTACGACCTGACCGACATGCGTCCTCGGATCCTGGCATTCGCCAACAACTCGTCGAACCAACCGCTTATTTGTCTCAAGACGGTTCAGCAGATGAAGTTCGCCAGTGATCTGTTGTCCGAGAGCAACAAGCTGGCCGAGGGTCCGAATGATATTCGTCCCGAGAACAGTTCCAAGACCGATGATCGAATCGCCTTCTTCGACATTGAGGTTTACCCGAACCTCTTCTTGGTCTGCTGGAAGTTCGAAGGTGAGGGCGCGAGTGTTGTCAAGATGCTCAACCCCAAGGCCGAGGACATTGAGGCTCTGTTCAAGCTCAAGCTTGTGGGCTTCAACAATCGCCGGTACGACAATCATATTCTCTACGCGGCATTCATGGGCTACTCGATCGAGGAGCTCTACAAGCTGTCACAGAAGATGATCGCCGAGAACAATCGTGCTGCTCTGTTCGGTGAGGCTTACAACCTCAGCTACGCCGATATTTTCGACTTCAGTTCCAAGAAGCAGGGTCTGAAGAAGTTCATGATCGAGCTGGGGATCACCAAGCAGGAGATGGAGATTCCTTGGGATCAGCCGGTTTCTCCTGACAAGGTGGACAAGGTCATCGAGTACTGCGTCAACGACGTTCTCGGAACTGAGGCAGTGTTCAATGCGCGTAAGCAGGACTTCGTCGCTCGACAGATCCTGGCTGACTTGAGTGGTCTCACGGTCAACGAGACTACTCAGAAGCACACAGCCAAGATCATATTTGGCAACGATCGTCAGCCTCAGAAGAAGTTCGTGTACACCGACCTCAGTGAGATGTTCCCGGGGTACAAGTTCGAGGCTGGCAAGTCCCAGTACAAGGGTGAGGATCCCAGCGAGGGTGGTTACGTCTACGCTCAGCCTGGTATGTATCAGAACGTGGCTGTCCTGGACGTCGCATCGATGCACCCCACCTCCATCATCGAGTTGAATCTGTTTGGTGACGACTACACGCCGAACTTCAAGGATCTGCTCGATGCTCGTATCGCGATCAAGCGTGGTGAGTACGACAGGGCCAAGAAGATGCTCGACGGCAAGCTGACTCCATATTTGAAGGATGAAGGCGACGCCAAGGCTCTTTCGTACGCTCTGAAGATCGTGATCAACATCGTCTACGGATTGACGAGCGCTAAGTTCGAGAACGCATTCCGTGACGTACGCAATCGCGACAACATCGTTGCGAAGCGTGGAGCTCTCTTCATGATCGACCTCAAGGAGTTCGTGGAGAGCAAGGGCTTCGAGGTTGCGCATATTAAGACGGACTCGATCAAGATTCCGAATGCCACCCCGGAGATCATCAAGGAGGTCACCGAGTTCGGTGCTTCGTACGGTTACGACTTCGAGCATGAAGCAACCTACGACTCCTTCTGTCTGGTGAACGACGCAGTCTATATTGCTCGTAAGGGCGAGGACTGGGAAGCAGTGGGTGCGCAGTTCAAGCATCCGTACGTCTTCAAGAAGATGTTCTCCAAGGAGGAGATCACCTTCAACGATCTGTGTGAGACCAAGAATGTTACTCAGGGTGCGATCTACTTGGATCTGCATCATGAGACCAAGGAGGCCGACACCAAGATCGAGGACATGCAGTTCATCGGAAAGATCGGTCGCTTTGTTCCCGTGGATCCGGGGAATGGGGGCGGCGTGCTGTACCGCGTCAAGGATGACAAGGCGTATGCAGTCACGGGAACTCGAGGATATTTGTGGGTGGAAGCTCACATCGCCGAACAGCTCCCGGAGTCTGCGGTCGACTTCAACTACTTTGACGAGCTTGTACAGAAAGCATTCGAGCAGATCGAATTCTATGGGCCGTTTGTCGATCTCCTCAGCAAGAAGCAGTTGCGTTCTTTCGAAGCATCTCAGTTGTCGCAAGCAGCCTGAGTCTAAGGAGAAGCAGTGATGGGCAGTAAAGCGGGCGAGAGGGCGATGCGAATCCCAAGCCCTCCCACTCCGATGACGCCTGCAGTGTTGCAGTCATATTTGGAGTCCATGAGAAACACGGATTACATCGATGTGGGTCTCAAGGAGGAGATGCCGGTCCTCATCAACGGTGAGCCGGTAGTCAACGCAAAGGTGGTGAGCGGAAAGGTTGTCCTGCAGACGTACAAGGACATGCTGGACGAGAATCCGCCTTGCAAGCATCACAACCCGGTACAGCATCGCGACGGTAAGCCGCCGTGGTGTTATTTGTGCAGACTGACTGCAGATTGGAAGGATCCGCGTGGCAAAACATCGAAGGGCTGAGGGTGATCCGCCGTCGGTTCTGGTGCTTCCTCCTCAGGGAGAGAAGCCGAAGGTGAAGATGGGCGACTCTCCATATTGTGATGAGTGTGGCGTTCTCGACTACGTGGACTCTCCGGAGTGCAAGTACAAGCACTACAGCGCAAATGACATTCTGTGATCCCAGTGTGGGGTAGAGGAGATGAGGATGGCACCGACCATATTCGGCCCGACTGGGACGAGTACGGACTTGCGCTTGCTAAGGCTGCTGCAACACGAGCAGACTGCACAAGGCGCAAGGTTGGTGCCGTCCTCATGGCCTCTGATCACTCCATTGTCGGCAGCGGTTATAATGGCGGACCCTCGAAGGGACCTTCTTGTCTGAGGGGTGAATGTCCCCGAGGTCGTTTGACCCACGATCAGCTGCCTGCCGACAGTCCTTACGATTCTGGTAGTGGTAAGTGCGTCGCTCTACACGCTGAGTGGAATCTTCTGCTCAGGTCCTCATGGGCAGAGATGAGTGGCGCTACTCTCTACATCACCGAGGAGCCTTGTCATATTTGCAAGGTTCTGATTGGTGGTACTCAGATCGCACGGATTGTTTGGCCTATGGGGGAACTGGTCCCAAACAGCACGACCCTGCTTTAACTATTAGCCAAGGAGCTATTATGTCTGAAGAAGACGAAAAGAAGATCGCTCATATTCATGACCTGATCAAAGATGGCACGCTCCGTTTCACTGACGAGGGCGAAGTCGCCAAATCAGAGCTAGACAAATCCATGTCGCGACACCCTGCCGGTAAGAAGCGCAGGAAGAACGAGGAGAACAACTAAGATGGCCCGCAACGACGGACAGCTCACTATCGAGAACGCTCGAATCATTTTCCGGAACTTCGCCGGTAAAGAAGGCATGTACAACGCAGAAGGCGACCGGAACTTCTGTCTTCTCCTCGAGCCCGATCTGGCTGAGAAGCTGGAGCAGGACGGCTGGAACATCAAGACCCTGAAGGCTCGTGAGGAAGACGATGAGCCTCAGCCCTATATTCAGATCTCGGTCAAGTACCGCGGTCGGAATGGTAACACGGTGCGCCCGCCGACCATCGTCATGGTCACTTCGAAGGGTCGTACCTCTCTGTCCGAGGACGAGTGCGAGATCCTCGACTGGGTTGACATCAAGAACGTCGACCTGATCGTGCGTCCGTTCGAGTGGGCGGTGAATGGTAAGAGCGGCATCAAGGCATATTTGAAGTCGATCTACATCACCATCATGGAAGACGAACTGCAGCTGAAGTACGCAGACGTCCCCGAAATCGGTGGGGGTGCTCATCAGCTCGAGTCCTCCAACCCTCCGTTCGATCCGCCATACGACAACGTCATCGAAGGCGAAGTCGTCAGTGAGCAGCACGCTCTCGAAGCTTAACAACTAGGAGTAACTGATGGAGTGGTGGTCGTGGCTTTTGACGTCCGTAGGGATGACAGGCATATTCTTGACAACCCAGAAGATGATTGCAGGGTTCGCGATTGGACTGGGGGCTCAAGGTCTGTGGATCGTCTACGCGACCACCACTTCTCAGTACGGCTTCATATTTAGCGCATTCGGTTATGGCACAATCAATGCAATCGGATTGTGGAAGTGGAATCGCGACAGTAAGAAGGAGAAACTCATGGGGGATCCACCACCTATCCCGGAAGGCGTGACGCTCGTTACGACCTTGCCGACTGAGTACGTATATTTCCCTCAAGTCATCATTGAGGTCGAGTACGAAAACAGCTTCTACGGTTGTAAGCAATACGGTCCTACACCGGAACAGCAGTCTCATGCAAAGATCGATCTACACAAAAACCTTGTCCATGTTCTGGTCAACCAAATGACCCACTTGCTTGGGGCCGACAAACCAGAACTCAAAAAATTCGCGGATGAAGTTTTGGTGTGGACTCAACCAACCTATTAGTACGGGGCACATATTATGAGCAAGCAGAAAGTCACAACCTATCTCCACTTCTACACCAGTCGGTACACCCCTGAGGGTGGGGTTGCTCAGGACGCATATTCTTGGTACTTCGAGAAGTCTGATGGGTCCGAGATGTCCATGTCAGACAAGCGATGGCTGACCAAGGGTGAGGTGATTGCTGACGCTATCGAGAAGCTCGGTGAGGAATTCTGGAAAGACAAGCATATTGTGATCTCTGAGGACTGGCTCAAGATCCTCACTTACGGTATCGAGTTCGAAGAATCTGAGGTCGATACTTCAGAGACGACATTGGTGATCGAGCCCGATTCGATCGCAGAACCGGAGAACTACGTGACAACGACAAGTGAACTCGATGTAGAGCTTGTACAGCATGCTGGCAATGACCAGATGATCTGTCAGGCGGCTCGAGTTTCCACCCTGGGCGCTGAATCGCTCGGGACCGATGAGTCTTCTGGGCTCATCAACTTCCTTGCCAAGAACCGTCACGGATCCCCGTTCGAGCACGGCCTCATGACATTCCGCGTCACTGCGCCCATATTTGTGTGGCGTGAGTTCATGCGACATCGAATCGGATTCTCCTACAACGAGCAGTCCGGTCGTTACATGGAGATGGACGTCAACTGCTATATTCCGGACAGGACCCGGAATCTGGTGCAGGTCGGTAAGCCTGGTGCCTACACGTTCGAGCCGGGCTCAGATGAGCTGTACGAGTTTGCCATCGAACAGATGGTGCTCGCATACGATCAGTGCTGGGCTTCATATCACGCCATGCTGGATAGAGGAATCGCAAAGGAGCTTGCCCGTGTTGTCCTCCCTGTTGCGACATATTCTACGGCATACGTTACGTGCAATCCTCGATCGCTTATGAGCTTCTTGAGCCTCAGGACGATCGATGAGACCTCCATGTTCCCCTCTTACCCGCAAGAGGAGATCAGGCGTGTCGCTGACAAGATGGAAGACATATTTGCAAGCCTCTTCCCAACTACTCACAACGCCTTCTGTCTTGGTGGGCGCGTAGCACCATGATTTGTCCTAAATGCGAATCGGGACCTTTTGAAAACGAAAGTCTACTGATCGCACATTGGAATGATGTGTGCGCCGGTAGCGTAGAAGGTCTCCAAAAGCGAATTGACGATTTCGAAGCGGCTTACGTTGAGTTTCGAGATCAGCAGTTGGATGGTGGCGAACACTACGTTGAGTGCTCTTTGTTCAACGAGCCTGAGAACGCAGCTCGTCCCTGCAGTTGTGGAGCCGTTAAAGTCGTAAGGGATATTAAGAACTAAAAGGAGAGTCTATGCCGGAACAATCAACGTCGGTTCTATATTGCCCACGTTGTGATCGAAAGTACGAAGGTAAAGTCGGTGAGTCTTACCGCAAACTCATGGACCGACTGATCAAGCATGTTCGAGACCAGCATCCCGATCATGACCCTGAATGGTTCGACACCTTCCCGAGCCACGTTTAAGCTATATTTGCGACACGCGCTATGTAGTCAAACCCCTAATGAAAGTTGACTAGATCTAATGGGATACACCACCGAAACTCCCGCGGAGCATTCTTCACCGAAGCCGAAGGCACCTGCGACCAAGAACCCGCAATCTGATCTCAAGACTCAGATGTTCCAGCGGAAGCCGTTCCAGGTCGAGGCTGTCCAGATCACGGAGGAGAACTTCGAAAAGGTCGCTGCATGGTGCGGCGGCTCTATTGTCACTGTCGAAGACCGAGGTAACGCGCCTAACAAGCCGGGGGTTCGGAGGCGCTATATTCAGGTCTATGTCTCGCGACCCATGACCAAGCGTCAGAGCGAGGCATACGTCGGTGACTGGATCCTTTTCGCGTCGCAGGGTTACAAGGTTTACGCCAATCGCCCGTTCCTCAAGAACTTCGAGACCGTACCCCAAGAGCTCTTCGTGACCGACGAGCCCGTTCACGCACCGGTGGTCGAGTCATGAACTATATTGCAGAGGAAGTGCCAGACCAGCCTCTCGACGTCATTCGTCTAGGTGTTGGTCGTCCACCACATGCGGAATGTACTTGCGGGTGGAAGACTGAGGCATCGGAGAGTCTGTTCGAGCTCGGCGTCAAGGCATTCGATCACTCGGCTGAGACTGGTCATGTGTTGCGCAAGCATGAGGATCCGGATGACCCTACTCGATCGTAAGAAGGAAGCGCACGCAAAGCTAGCCGAGCTTGTCGAAGAGCTCACCGATATTCACAACGAGGAGCACGCTGAGGAAGACGTCTATCCTAGCGAGCATCCTGTGAGTTAGGTTCTTGTGGTTGGGTATGACTCGTTCCCCGATGATCCTGACGTCATAGGATCCGACGGACCGATTGTCATATTCCCCAAAGACGATCGACAACCAGGCTGGAAGCTCTCCGGAATGCTCGGAGAAGCACTGAACGGACTCAGTCAGCCAGAGTAGCTATATTCTCGAGGAACAAGGTACCGGGTGCCCCGGCTAAGTCGCTCTTCTGTAATCGGAGTTGAGCCTTCTTCCTCACTATCAAGGAGATCTATGAAGAACTCTGATACGACCAAAGATCCCGTCATTCCTATGCTCGGACTAGCTGCTATTGCGGTCATGATATTTGCGATCTGTCTGATCATCAATGAGGTACGAACAAACGACCGACTCACCGCAGAGTGCCGAATGGTTGGAGGACAAACCTGGGACGCTGGCGAGCACTGCATCATCGGTGACTATACCGTCATCAAGAGGGAGGCTTCCATATTTAAGGAGAAAGAATGAAGTACAAGAACTTTCTATTCATCCTGCTCGTCACGTTCCTATGCGTAGTGGTTTTTCTACTGACCATTACGTTCTTCGACACGATCGACGACACTGAGCGAGATTGCAAGATGATCGGTAAGATCACCACCTGCGAACCCATCTCGAAGTAACAACCACCCTGCCATACCAACCATATTTAGGAGAACACTATCATGGCTAACAATAAGCGCAAGAACTACGGCTTCTTCAACTTCGTCCTCGACGTTATCCTCACCTGCTTGACCGGTGGCCTCTGGCTCATCTGGATCTTCTGCCGTGAGATGCGTCGCTGATATTCCAAGACCCCTACACTTGTAAGGACGAAAATGCCTGATCCTGGATTCAGAGCAAAGAACGGGATCCGTACGTCATGGGTCCCTATTGACATCGACTCGGGTGGACAGCCAATGCATATTGGTGACGCCACAGTTCTTCTGATCACAGAAGGTCCAGAAAGCAGTAAGACGCTCAACATCTATTACGAAGTCGACACCGAAAGCTTCGGATCCTTCCGAGGTATGGCTCAGGTGTTCTATGTGCTTGGCGTTGGGGAAGAAGTCCCTGAAGGCGCATCGCATGTGGGATCCCTAGCTCTTAGGTCCGGCACCGTCTTCCATATCTATGTCAAAGTTGAGGAGCACAAAGGTGGAGTTCAACTTCAAACTGAGGGATGAGAGCCTCAGTCATGTCATTGCTGAAGGGACAACCAACAGCACGGGTCTGCACGCGATTCTGTATCGCTTCTGTGGGGTGACAATTCCCGAGCGTCTGCGATTCATGGACACTCTCAATGCCGATGGGGCCAATCAGCACATCGTCAGGTCAGGATCCGTGGGTCTCAACGCATATTCCATCGCTGTGTGGAATGAGGAGAAGCTCGAGGCGGTGAAGAGCACATGGAGTACACCCTTCTAGTCGTTGATGAGAAGCTCGGCGAGACCATCATAGAGGGGTACGCCACGCAAGCCGGTATTGTGTCTGCGGTTGAGAACTACACGAATCTCAACGACAACGGTCAACTCGCATTCGCAGCTACACTTGGGCGTGAGGGATCCGCAGAGCACCATGGTGTGTGGTACTCCATATTTGTCACCGGCACGGTAAAGTCTATGGTTAAAAGCTTTAAACACTTGGAGTCGACAAGTGAAGATTGAAGCTCTGTCTCATGCGCCTGGGATGAAGCAACACGTTCAGAGGATCCCACTGGACATCACCTCAGAGCTTGTCCAATTCCAAATCACGGACTCACCTCGATTCATCACGGCGAAAGAGAACCGCAAGGATCCGGGATATTTGCTCCTCACCTTCGAGAAGAACAGCGACAGACCTAATCGAGAGGGCACAAACCCAACCGCTTACCTCATCGCTGGAGTCGGCTACGTGCCAGAGCAGTACTGGCGTCGTCTCAAGAAGGTAAAGATGGCTGACGGTCTGGAGTGGTTCATCTACTTCGACAATCGAGCTGAGCCAGACAAGTGCTTGGCGAAGCATCCATATTTCAAGGGTGAGCTCTGTCAGCGTAAGATCAATCATTCTGGCAATCATCAAGCACGAGAAGAAGCCATCGACACTAACGAAGATGGTACCGATTTCAGTGACTGGGGCCACGCACTATCAATCGACTGGCCTCGATAGGAGATGTAATGACACGCACCACACACGGGCATTTTATTCAGGGATCACCACTCGATAACTCACCATCTCCAGAGCTCAGTGAATGTGATGGGCCTGGGGACTGCGCTCAGTGTTCTCAAGAAGCTGCTGCAGAGCTAATCAAGATCGCAACCGAGCTTCAAATTCGTGGGCAGCATTCACAAAGGCACAAAGTCAAGTTCGAGCTCGAGCATGGAGATAACCCTGAGGTCTGGCCTGGTGGGTTTTCTCGTCATCTTACTACTCTCTCCTGTTCGTGCGGAACCCAAGTGGTTGAGCAAACCATCGTCGATCGCAAATACGCGGACAAGGAGTTTATGCGGGAGCTAGACAGGATGCAGGATTCTGCGGTTAGGCGTATGCACAGGCTCCACATCGATGCAGCTACTAGGGTGAGGAACTCCTAATGGCCTGGACATCACACGGGCACCATATTCCCGGATCCATGTCAGGGCTGGCCGAAACCAAGCCGAAGTCGGTAGCTCGTTGTGGAGGCGTGCGGATTTGTCGAACTTGTCAGAACGACATGGCTGCGTTTTTCGATGAGCAAGCAGAAGCCATCGATGCGAAGACCATGTTCAAGCATGAGAAGGGCGATATTGTCAGTGAGATCAACACGAATGCTGAGGGGTTCTGGACTGAGCAGCTTGTCGAGTTGACAGTGCGATTGCCTTGCTCTTGCGGCGACGAGATGGTCCTCAAGACGGCTATTCCGCAGAGGGATATTCTCGTTGCGGGAAACCCACACCCGGCCTTGACGGCTCTCATGGGGACGGTCGGCGTCCTACACGAGGTCCATAGGCTTCTGAACTCGCGAAGCTGAGCGTCGTACAACTCAGTTTCGTAGATACTGACTAAGGAGGTGAGCCCAATGCTCAGGCACTGACTCGCATATTTCACACGCACTATGGTGAGGACTCGGAAGTAGTTAAACCAACTCTCACAGGTTACTTCCGGGTTCTCGCTCTTTGCCTTACATATTTCAATGGGGAAGGAAGATCATGACAGAAACTGTCACAGAGATGGGTATCGACCTCACCGGTGGATACAAGCGAGACACACATCTCGAGAAGTACAAAGAAGTCTACCTCGTCTTCGGAGTCGTTGGTGGGCTTGCGCTGGCAGCTGGCCTGAGTGCTGGTGCCATATTCGGGGCTAAGGCTGCAGCACGTGCGGCCGAGAAGTCCAGCGTTGTGTTGGACGTGACCGATGGGATCCTGTACGCCAATCCAGTGCAGGCGGCTCATCGACTCGGGGCGGACCCTATCGGGGTTACCAGCCTGATCCACAACGCAGCACACGAGACCGTCAACGGGCACAAGCTCGCTCGAGTCTCAGCAACCACGAAGCACTAGAGGAGACTTGTCAGATCGGGAGTGTCTATCACAGATGCTCCCGGTCTTGACAGGGCCTGTCTTATATCTTTGCATAAGGAGCACTATGGAAGAGCAGAAGATCGACGTAGCTATCAACGACAATCAGATGAGACGAATAGTCGACTGGTTCGTCGTCAATGAGGGCGGATTCCGTTTTATAGCCAAGAAGATGACAGGAGCCACTGACGAAGAGATCAGTCGGATGCTCCGAGTCCTAGATAGTGCTGGTGTCGATAGCATGATCTCAAAAGACAAGGATTGCATCCTATTCGCCACGATGTACAAGTAGGCGCTCAGATCGATTCTAAGGAAGGAGAGCCGCTATGGTAGTGCAGCTATATCCTCACCAAACAAAGGCCGTAGAAGAGCTCTCAGACGGTAAAGTGTTGGTCGGAGGCGTGGGAACCGGCAAGACGATCACGTCTCTGGCATATTTCTACACCAAGGTGATGGGTGGTGAGCTCAACAAGCCTGAGACTATCACCAATCCGATGGATCTCTATATTTTCACCACGGCTCGCAAGCGTGATGAGTTGGACTGGCAGAGGGATGCGGCCAAACTGGCTATGTCGCGGGATCCTGAGGCTTCGATTCATGGAATCAAGGTGACTGTCGACTCCTACAACAACATCGCCAAGTACAAAGAGATCAAAGGCGCATTCGTTATTCTGGACGAACAGCGGATGGTGGGTACTGGGGCGTGGGTCAAGAGCTTCCTCAAGATCGCCAAAAGCAATCGCTGGATCATGCTCAGTGCTACACCAGGCGACAAGTGGGAGGACTATATTCCTCTGTTCATCGCCAATGGGTTCGTCAAGAACATCACAGAGTTCCGTCGTAACCACATCGTCTATTCGTCCTACACCAAGTACCCGAAGGTCGAGCGTTACCTGCAGACTGGACAGCTGCTCAAGTGGAGGAGACAATTGTTGGTGGACATGCCATATTCTCGACACACCGTTCGACAACTGCACTACGTGGTCTGTCAGCATGATGTTGAGACGATGCGGCAAGTCATGGAGAAGCGTTGGCATCCGATCGAGATGCGGCCGTTGCGTGACATTGGTGAGATGTTCGCGATGATGCGTCGTGTGGCATATTCCGACATCTCTCGTAAGGCTAAGGTCTTCGAGCTTTTGCAGAAGCACCCCAAACTGATTGTGTTCTACAACTTTGATTACGAGTTGGAGATTCTCAGGACGCTCGCTAAGGACATTCCGGATTGGAAGTTCGCTGAGTGGAATGGACACAAGCATGAACCTGTTCCGTCTGGCGATCGATGGGTGTACTTGGTTCAGTATGTGGCTGGTGCTGAGGCGTGGAACTGTGTCGAGACGGATGCGATGTGCTTCTACTCACAGACATATTCGTATCGGAACTTTGAGCAAGCGCAAGGGAGAACCGATCGTTTGAATACGCCTTTCAAGGTCTTGCACTACTACATTCTGACGAGTAACTCGATGATCGACAAGGCTATCAGTAAGGCTATTCGGAACAAGGAAAGCTTCAATGAGAGCGCTTTGGGGGTTACTTTTTGAGGGTCTTAGACGTCTGTTTGAAGGGTTCTAGAGAGGTGGAAAGTTCAGTCAAATCTTGTCAAATCTGAAAAGTTTGTGAAGGGTAGTGTCTGAGAGGGTAGTTTTCTCAGGTTTTGTTAAGGTTTGGGTTTTGGCTAGATTTTGGGGTCATGTCTCAGATTTTGACCTAAATGGGCTTAATACGTATCGAAAAACACGTATTATTGTCAAAAATGTCAAATCTTACCCTAAAAACTTTTCCTAGAAGGACAACTTTAATACGTACTATACGTATTTAAGTAGTAATATTAAGAAGTTTTCTTACAAGTTTTGGCGTTTTTGACCAAGGCCTTCCGAGAGGAGAAAAGTGGACATTTGGGAACCCATACAAGATTTCCCCCAATACGTTGTCAGTCCTGATGGTTTGATCATGAACAAGGACCGTCACACACCAAAGGCGACGCGTCTGAACAATCAGGGGGATCTCATCGTGGATCTCAGTAGAGACGACAAGAAGCATACGCGTAAAGTCTCTCTGTTGGTTGCTCAAGCATATTTGGGTGAGCCTCCAGAGAACTACAACTCAGTCGTCCATCTCAATGGTGACCGCTCTGACTGTAGAGCAATCAACCTTGCTTGGCGTCCGAGATGGTTCGTGGTCGAGTACAATCGAATGTTCTTGTCTGAGCCGCTCAACTGTTCAGTCAAGATCAAACAGACAGGAGAGATATTTGGAACGTTGCGGGAAGCTTGTATGAAGTACGGGATGATCGAGTCAAGGGCGTACATGGCGGCGCACAATGGCAATCCTGTCTTCCCACATGGTTACCAGCTGGAAATTCTCTAATACGTATTAAGTAGCATGGAATGCTTGGGTTATAACGGATAGGGCCATCATATTTGGCTCTCTTAGTCCATGCTTACATTCTACTTTTTGATCTGGGAGGCTGCTGTGCGCGAAAGTACCTATCAAGCAGGCCTCATCCGGAAGCTTCGAAAGCTCTATCCTGATGCCATCATCATGAAGAACGACTCGAGCTACATCCAAGGGATCCCAGATCTAACTATCCTACAAGGTGACAGGTGGGCGACTCTCGAAGTCAAAGCCCGTCGTCCTGTCTCTGAGCAAGCTTTCGAACCAAATCAGGAATGGTTCATTGAGAAGATGAATGACATGTCGTTCTCAGCTTGCATCTATCCCGAGAATGAAAAGGATGTACTAAGTGGACTTCAACAGGCACTTACATCATGAGGGTCGGCATGCCTACCTCTCAGCGAGCAAGTACCACTGGATCCGATATTCTGAAGACAAGCTCGTCGACAACTTCCTTAACGTACAGGCTATTCGTCGAGGAACTGAGCTTCACGATCTCGCAAGTGAACTGATTCGTCTTGGAGTCAAGCTTCCGAACAACAAGCAGACTCTGAATCATTACGTCAACGACGCTATCGGCTACCGCATGACCCCTGAACAGACGTTGGTATATTCTGACAACGCCTTCGGTACTGCTGATGCAATCTCATTCCGAAAGAACAAGCTGCGGATCCATGATCTCAAAACTGGCGTCACTCCTGCTTCTGTGGAACAGCTCGAGATCTATGCTGCCTTCTTCTGTCTTGAGTACGGGTTCAAACCTTTTGACATCGAGATGGAGCTTCGAATCTACCAGAATGACGAATGTCTCATCGTCGATCCTGAACGAGACAACATCTATCACATCATGGATAGAATCGTCACCTTCGACAAGCTCATCGAAGAACTTAAGCTAAGAACTCCGTGACCCACAGAATGGAGGTAGAGACGTGATCATCGAAGAAGACGACTATTTGGCACATTATGGGATCCTACGTCGCTCTGGCCGGTATCCTTGGGGTTCGGGTGGGAATGCAAATCAGAATCACCGATCCTTTCTTGACATGGTTAGCGCCATGCGAGCAGAAGGTCTGTCTGATACCGAGATCGCAAAAGGTTTCGACATCTCGTCTAAGGACTTCCGTGCTTTGCAGTCGATCGCTTCCAACGAGCTTCGTGCTGCAAATATAGCAATGGCTGAACGTCTAAAAGACAAAGGCATGTCAAACGGCGCAATTGCTGAACGAATGGGGCTTCCTGGTGAATCCTCTGTTCGCTCGCTTCTGGCTCCTGGTGCTGCTGATCGGGCACGACAACTTCAGGCCACTAAAGAGATGCTTAAGGAGCAACTCGAGAACGGTGGATATTTGGACGTTGGCGCTGGGGTTGAGCAGTATGCTGGTATGTCTCGCACACAGTTCGACACCGCTCTCACGGCTCTCCGTAATGAGGGCTATGACATCATCAATGTTCAAGTTGATCAGGTTGGCGGATCCGGTAAGACCCTTAACAAGGTTCTGGTTCCTGAAGGTACGACCTACAAGGACGTAGTCTCCAACAAAGACGACATCAAGTCCATTGCTGTTAAGCTTACGGATGATGGTCCTGAGCATGTTCGTCCTCCTGAGATGTTGGAGCTCGATCGTCTGAAGATCAACTATGCTGAAGATGGTGGCACAGCTTCGGATGGTATGATGTCTGTTCGTCCTGGAGTTGCTGATCTCGACATGGGCGGCTCTCATTACGCTCAGGTTCGTATCGCTGTTGATGGTACTCACTACATTAAGGGTATGGCTGTTCTTGATGCCAACCTTCCTCCTGGTGTGGACGTCGTCTTCAATACGAACAAGTCGAATACGGGCAATCCTAAGGATGCGCTCAAACCTCTGAAGAAGCTTCCTCTGTTGGATGCCGAAGGTAAGCCTGTTCTGGATGCCAAAGGTAAGCCTATGGAGTCCGATGAGATTGATGCGTCCAATCCTTTTGGGGCTACGATCAAGCCTGGCGGTCAGCGAGGTAAGCTCAACATTGTCAATGAGGCTGGAGACTGGACTGAGTGGAGTAACTCTACTGCTTCTCAGATGCTGTCTAAGCAGGATCGAACTCTGGTTCGTGAGCAGCTGGACAAAGTCTCTAAGAACAAGCAGCAAGAGTTGGATGAGATCCTTTCCCTCACCAACCCTGCTGTTCGTGTGAAACTTCTGCAGTCTTACGCTGACGATGTGGATGCTGCGGCTGTGCATCTTAAGGGTGCGGCTATGCCTCGACAGGCTACGAAGGTGATCCTTCCTGTCAACAGTATGAAGGACACAGAGATCTATGCGCCCACCTTTAAGAATGGTGAGCGTGTTGCTTTGGTTCGCTATCCTCATGGCGGTACCTTCGAGATCCCTGAGCTTACTGTTAACAACAGGCAGAAGGATGCTAAGCGTCTGCTTGGTAATGCTGTCGATGCTGTGGGTATCAACTCTAAGGTTGCTGAGCGACTGTCTGGTGCGGACTTCGACGGCGACTCTGTGGTTGTGATCCCTAACAACTCTGGTAAGATCAAGAGTACACCAGCATTGGAGGGTCTGAAGAACTTCGATCCTAAGGCTAGGTATCCAGCCTATGAGGGTATGAAGCCTATGACCTCTAGACAGACACAGCTAGAGATGGGCAATGTGTCTAACCTCATTACCGACATGACCATCAAGGGTGCGAACACTTCGGAGATTGCTAGGGCTGTTCGCCACTCTATGGTTGTGATCGATGCTGAGAAGCATAAGCTCAACTACAAGCAGTCTGCTATCGACAATGGGATCCCTCAGCTCAAGGCTAAGTATCAGGGTAGTCCTACCTCTGGTGCCTCTACCCTTGTGTCTCGTAGTACCTCTGAGCTTAAGGTACCTAAGAGGCAGATGGGTTACCGCATAGATCCTTCTACTGGTGAGAAGATCTATAAGGAGACTGGTGAGGGCTACACTAAGCGGACCACCAACAAGAAGACTGGGGAAGTTAAGGAGAAGTGGGTACCTGCCCTATCCTCTACGACTAAGGGCGCTGAGGCTAAGAATGCTCACACTCTTTCCTCTGGTACTGCAGTCGAGAAGATCTATGCCGATCATTCGAATAGACTTAAGGCTATGGGTAACCGGGCTAGGAAAGAGTTGGTTTCGACTAAGCCTACTCCCTATTCTCCGTCTGCTAAGAAGGTGTACTCCCGGGAGGTGGAGTCGCTCAATGCCAAGCTGAATGTTGCATTGAAGAATGCTCCTCGAGAACGGCAGGCACAGGTCCTCGCCAACGCAGTGGTACGCCAGAAGCGCGATGCTAATCCTGACATGCAGAGTGATGAGCTGAGGAAAGTATCAGCGAAAGCATTGGCTACTGCAAGGGCAAGGACAGGAGCTAACAAGGATCAGGTAGTCATTACTCCAAGAGAGTGGGAGGCTATCCAATCAGGAGCTGTGAGTAACCATAAGCTCACACAGATCCTTAACAATGCGGACATCCAGGAAGTAAAGAAGCTGGCAACGCCACGCGAGAACAAGGTGATGACAACTGCCAAGCAACAGAGAGCACGCAATCTGTTGGCTAGTGGTCGCACCCCATCCGAAGTTGCACAGATCCTAGGCGTGCCGGTGTCAACACTCACATCGAGCATGAAGTAGGAGAAGCAATGGAAGAGTACATGCTATCGACTGCTGACAATCCATTCAATCCATTCACACAATGGGAACAATGGTATGCATTCGATGCAAGAGAAGGGTACCACACCCCTGCCTACCTAGCCAGGGTAGTGCGTACCTCGAGCGAGCTGTCTGAGGCTGATCAGATTGTTGCATTAAATGATGGAATTGATGAGATCCTCCAGTATAACCTGACCGGGAACTACATCAAGGTCACTCGACCCCCAGTGGTGGCAACTTAAAAATTACCCCCACCCTTTTTAAAGTGCCCCCTCCCAAAACCGGTGTCCCCTCAGCCAAGACTGCAAGATCTGCAGAAGCTTGGTTCCCGGTTTTGGGAGGGTTCCATCAAAAAGGCATAGGGGGGAGGGGGTACGCACCTACCCACCCCCCTCTGCATCGCCGCTCT